TTATATAAGGCAGGTAACCAATGCCAACTTCATATAAGCTATTATCTTTAGTCGTGTGTTGCGACTTCCCAGATTACTGCTGGTTCAGTGAGTCGACTTGCCATCACGGCAGCTCGATGATGTCACCGGGCCGGATCACAGTGCCATAAGCCTGTGTCAGCTGGTAACGTGCAGCGAGCATGTCTCCGTCGCAATGCTTTGCAGCAATGCCCCAGAGAGTGTCTCCCTGATAAACCGTAATGGTACGGTCTTGGCAAGTGAACGAGGGACTCGCCACTTCCTTGACCATGCCATATCCGGCTGTCAGAAAGATCACCGTGAGGGCAGCCACGAGAATACGCCTGAAAACGTACACTCGCTTGGGCAGCCTCTGCATGATGCCTCCCTTTCTCCCAGCGGATTGGTTAAATCCTTTTGTACTGGGACCGTAGGTAGACCCGGTTGGTCTATCCTCAAAAAAGGAAGTTCCCAGGGATTTCTCCCCAGGAACAACCTTTTTCGTTAGGCTTCCCACCTTTCTCTCATGCGCTGCACCATTTCAGGTGAAACGCCGTGGATGTTACCGTAGGACCCGGTGCACACGATTATCTCGTGATCTACACCAAGCTCTTGCGCTAAGTCAATATACTTAGCAAACTCCCACGTCCGGGTGAACGTGTTAGCCACAGCTACCACTGGGGTACCTGCAACAAGAGCTTCTCGCACCGCTTGAAAGCACTTTTCGTGCACTTCAGCGAGGCGAGAATGATCGAATTCGTACTTACCCGAAGCGTCTACCATATAGGTATCTGCTTCAAAGCACGCATTGGGTGCCATCTCGGCAGCCAACGTACTTTTACCCGAACCGGGTAAGCCACGAATGATTAGGAGCTTTGTCATTGCTCCCTCTCCTTTCTTGGACTGGCCTGGGTGGCCTATCCTCAAAAAAGGAAGTTTCCCCCAGGGCCCGAAGACCCCAGGGGAAACAGTGTTACCCACCTCTCAGAGGTAGGTAACATCCTGGAGAATCCCATTAGGGACATCCAGGAGTGGAAAGAGGAGACGAATCCCCTCTTTCATGTAACCCTTATGCACAATGGCGAACAGGGCGGGGATTTCCCCATCCTGTCCACCAATGTGGGTCAGGGTTACCTCGTCAGCCAATTGGCCAACGAGACCTTCGTGACCCGGGATTTCCCGGACCACAAAGGTTTGTCCTTCATGAGGAATGAACCCCACAAAGGACGTTGAGGTGGTTGCCCACCATTGGATGTCGAGTTTCATCTCGACCTCCTTTGCCACTTCGCCGGGATGGCTAGGCTGTGGCTCAAGCCTAGGGAAAGACCATTGGTCTATCCTCAAAAAAAGAAGTTTCCCCGAGGACCAGCATTTCTGCCAATCCCCGGGGAAAACAACCCTAGACGAAATCTGGACCTTCATCCTCCTCTCCATCCCAGTTATCCTGGGATTCGTCATCATTGATTTGCAGCAGCATAGAGAAGAGAGAGAATCCTTTCCACAGGTCCTCCCCACCGATGTTCTCCTCTGCCAATGGCCACTCGGGGCATTCACCCTCAGCAGCCATCTGACATTCCACCGACCACCACTCGGGGATTACCCGAATGGAGTACAAGTCATCGGCGTACAGTTTCACTGGTCCGCCCATGAGGGAGATCTCTTCCATCTCCTCCTTGTTCAGAGCCCAGATCGTCCCCGCAGGAGCATCTTCCCGTGAGAAGATGATCTGTCCATCCTCCAGGTATGACCTGGCAATGGCCTTCTGCCAACCGGTCCCGATGCCCAGGGTTACCTGAGTAATTGCTTCACCATCCCAAATAATGGAGATGGTTCCACTGTACTCTGTCGTGAACTGCATGACTACCTTTCCGACCTGTTACTTGTTGTTCGCAGGTCTATTGTCAAAAAAGAAAGTTTCCCCGAGGACCTTTCGATCCCCGGGGAAAACAATCCCATTGCTCATCTGGTGGACTCATCACCAGGAATGATCAGACCTCTTCCGAGCGGAAAAAGGCCTTGACTTCGGCCCAGTCGACCGTACGGGTTTTCGCCACGAAGGCAACTCCCGCTCCAATCGAAATGACCACCAACATCGGCCAGTTGATGATGCTGATGCCGAAGCCCAGGATCATCCTGACCAGGACGAACGGCAGGGAGATGATCCCCACCGTTATGTCCGAAGTGGGCTCCAGAACGAGGAGCACACAAATGATGGAAGTCACCACGAGGGTGATCTTGTTGTTGATTCCGAACATGATTCCTCCAAGAAACATGTTTTTGTCCGGCTTAACGTACCGAACATGATTATTACGTTTCTCTTTTGTCAAGGTAAGATAACCTGTCAGGCATTTAGCTCCTGCTGCGTCACCCATGATTTATAGAGCGCTCAGGTTCTGCGCTAAGGATAATGGTCTATCCTCAAAGAAAAAGGTTCCCGAAGGAACCAATTCCTTTTAGTGATTATCCTGTTCCCAAGCGTCACTACTGCTCGGCCACCCTATGGTGACAGTATGGAATCAGTCCTTCTTCTTGAACAGGTCCACGAAGAACGTGACCTCTGCAATCAGAAGCATGCTGATGCCGACGATGTACATCGGAATCTGCAACATTGCACACCTCCTTTCTTTGGTGTAGTGGGCATGGCTGGATGCCTATCCCTAAAAAGAAGTTCCCCCAGGATCCGAAGACCCCAGGGGAACAACTCTTTGTGCACCTGCCCTACCAGGTGCTTTGTCAGGCAGCGTGGGCTGTGTTGTACCAGTACCACATTTGGTTCTGGTAGTCCCACTTCCTTTCGCTACGGATGGTGATCATGCGACCACCGAATTCCCGAGTGAACCACTCGGTGTTGCTGTGGATGTGCCCGAAGACCAGGCAGTCCGATTCGCCTCCCGAAGGAGATGCCACCCAGACTTCAGTGCCTGTGTGGGCGATGAAGCGTGCGGTCACCTCCTTCGTGTAGGGGAGGACATTGCCGTCGTAGTCAACGGCATAGGTGCCGATGACATCATTGATGGATGTGATCATGTTGATGATCCTTTCATTGCTACACATTTCTTTTACGATGGTAACGTGTTCATCGGAGCTGTCCTTTTATGCTGCATACCTGCACCACTGTAGGGAGTGGACGACCGCTCATTGTCGTTCATGGCAAGCACATACCCCATGGGGGGGTGGCCTCGTTAAAACTTAGAGAGACACATATGTACCCATTATCTCCCCCTTATAAATTTTTCTCTATTTTTACCCTATATTAAACTTATATAATCCTATATAAATCAGTGTTGTTTCTGATCGAAAGTCGCCCGCAAGAAATTTTTTGGAAAATATTCGCATATGTGTTGCAAGCAATGCTGTAGGTAGCTATAGTTCTACATGTCCGGTTATTGAGGCCGGCGAACATCACTCACTCAATGCTTAACATAGAAAAGGAATAATAATGAATTCATATATGGATTGCCCACACTGTGGTACAGAGTTTATTATGAATGAAGAGCTTCTTGGCTCCAATGTGCGTTGCCCTGACTGCTTCCAGTGGATCAACCAGTTTGGTGGTATGGCGAACACAGAGTTTGCTGTTCTTGATCAATACAATTCTCATGTGTCTAGCAATGAGATCTACGAGGAGCTGGGCTGGGAGTCCGGTTACGATTACTGAGTTTTTTCTCTACAGTTTCTAGATAAAACAAAAAGGGGTAGGAGTAACGTCACTGTTTCTCCTACCCCTTAAAAATTTTTTGCCGCCGAATGACTATAATTTAGCCTACTTGTTGTTCTCCTCGGCGTTTGTTGATTCCGTATAGTAACGCTGCTCCTCCGGCAGCTAGACCGGCTGAAATACTGTGTGAGGACATAAGTTTTTCTAGTGTTCTAGCAGAGATAGCTTTTTTGCTGGTAACTTTAGTGACAGCTTCAGCTGAGTCGTCTAACATGTTACCGGCTGCAGATAAAGCTGAAGATATTTGTCCGGCAACTTGAGCGGAGTCATCTATAGCTGTAATAGCTGCTCCTGTGGATCTAATAGCCATTCTTCGTTGAGCAGCTTTATCTAAGGACGCTTCTATAGCAGAGTATCCTGGATGGTATCTCATGTCGCCCATAGCGATACCACCACGTAATTTTTCGCCGGCTCTTGTGACAGCACCAGCAATCCTGCTATCTCCAACTTCTAATCTTTCATATTGTTTCAAATATTTTTGAGACATATCTAAAACTTGTTTATCGGAAATGTTGTTGATGGGAACTCTTTTGCCACGAACATTTCTACTTCTACTACCTTGAAAAGCTTGTAGACGTTCTTCTGGAGTCATTCCAGCTAAACGTTGAGACTCATTGTATATAGCTGTGTCCACATAATATTTTTGCGTGATGTCTCTGTTTATTTCTTCACCAATATTAAACAAAGCTTCTTGGCTTAAAGTTGACATCTCTTTTCCTACTAAACGTCTTAACTTTGTTTTACCTATGTTAGGATTCTGTTCAGCGATCCTTAGACTCAACAAAGATCTTCTATGATATCTTCCTTCTTCCACAAAAAAATCCCTATTATCTACAGCATCAATGTACCCCTGTTTAGACTTTGGACCAGGATCAGGCTTACCTAAAGTACCTTTAGCAGATTTGACCATCTTACTATACTGAGACCTACCTCTACTAGTCCCAACAGATTTAGAAATGATATCCATCATTTCCTGTTCAGCATCAGGATTATTAGCAAGCTTAATAATAGCTGCACTACGATCAATAGAAGGAGCAGTCCTTTTACCAGTTTTTAAAGTAGTATCCTTTTTTGTACTTTTACTTTTCGGATTTTTTAAAGCATCATCGATAGTTTTAGTCGACGGATTCACCTGTTGAGGAATAACAACATTTTGTTGAACACCAGCAGCAGCAGCACTACTAGAAGGCTGCGTTTGAGTAATCGTACCCTGCAATACAGGAGCATTAGAAGGCTGAGAAGCCACAGTCTGAGAAACAGCAGCAGCAGGAGCCTGAGAAGGAGCAGAAGCACTCCTTAAAGAAGTCAGCTCAGTTTTAGCCTGTTTAATGTTAATCTCACCAATACCACCCTGATGAAAAACAAGCTTACCCTTCTTATTGATACCACCAATAACCTGACCAGGCGCAACATTAGCTATAGCATTCGTATAATCTTTCCAATTATCAAAATACTGTAAACCAAGCTTATTTAGTTCATCCAACTTAGGATTACTGGCCATAGCTAACTCATATCTCTAGGATCAACAACAATATTCATAACAGCATTATCGTCAGCAAGCTCACGCACAACATCACAAGCGTTACGGTTTGTTAACTCGCAAATATCAACAACCATAGCCCATTCATCATGAGAAAAAATACAGAAAACCAAATAGCCATCAGGTTCACCCTGAACAGTCACAACATACTCAGACTGATTCTCCTCCAAAAAATGGGCGAACGAATAAAACTCAGAAGGATCAGCAGTAACCTTATCCTTAAAAAAATCTAGAACCCTACGAACAAAATCCATAACACCACCCTTAGTTATGGAATATAGTACCCAAATTTAGTCCACAACATCACGAACAGAAGCAAACAACAACAAAACTCTCATATATGTTGCAATCTGCAAGGCAGCCTCACTCATCATCTGAGTCATCAGCTTCCTCCCAACAATCACCGCAATCTCTACATTTTATAAAAAAAATTTTCTGACCGTTGTCATTTCCTGAGGAAATAATAAAGTTAGGCGGGTAAGAGCATTCTGAACAAGTTGTCGGTTCAAATTTCATTTCTAGCCTTTGATTACGCTCACTATCTCTGGAGAGTTCTTTAATCTCTCAATAGCATTATCTCTGCCCTGGGCAAAGTTTTCTCCATTATAGTAAACCCATGCGCCCTTTTGGCTAAGAATTCCCTTATCAATTCCTAAATCAAAAATACAACCAAACTGATCGATGCCCTGAGCGTAAACAATGTCAAACTCCACTATTTTCATTGGGGGAGCCATCTTGTTCTTGATAATCTTAGCTTTTACTTTGATTCCCGAAGGATCGCCGTGTTTGTCTTTTAGATCTTCCTTTTTGCGGACATCAATGCGAACGGATGCTGCATACTTTAGTGCGAAGCCACCAGGAGTTGTTTCTGGATTGCCAAACATAACACCAATCTTATTTCTTAACTGATTGATGAAAATAATCAAAGTGTCATGCTGGGCAGCTAAACCTGTTAGCTTGCGCATAGCTTTAGCCATCATTCGGGCCTGTAGCCCCATTTGCTGCTGTTCCATTTCGCCATCAAGCTCAGCCTTAGGAACTAGTGCAGCAACAGAGTCGATAACAATCAAACCTATGTCGCCAGTTCTCAACAATCTGTCAGCGATGTCGAAGCCTTGCTCGCCGTAGTCAGGCTGTGCAAGCAAAAGGTTGTCTAAATCGATTCCAACGGCTTGCATGTACACTGGGTCAAGCGCATGCTCAGCGTCGATGTAGGCGCACGTGAGGCCCATTTCCTGGGCTTTGGCGACAGCTGTCAAAGCAAGTGTAGACTTGCCGGATGACTCGGGGCCAAATATTTCTACAACTCTACCACGTGGTAGACCACCGATGCCCAAAGCATGATCTAGTGTTAGCGCACCAGTTGGTATCGATGACCACGGCTTTACATTTGTGGAGCCGAGCTTAATAACTGCTCCAGAACCATACTGTTTTTGCAATTGTGCAATTGCGAGCTCTAACGCTTTTGAGTCCTCTTTTAAGGCTTTCTTGCCTGACGCCACATTTTCAGCTGTTGCTGTTTCCTCTGTCATTAAATCCTACCGATCTTCAGCTTGATGATACATAGATTATACCACGAAAGCCAAGACGTTCCCAACTAAATGACCAGGACTAATGATATAATATACGATACGTTTTACATTATGAATTAGGAGTTTTATGCAAAAGAAAATTAGAGTTGACGAACAGCTGCATCTAGCATTATACCTTTTAAAAAATCGTTTCAATACACCAGTAGACCTTGTTAGATACTGGGCTTTTTCCGGGCCATGCTTAGAGAATCATCCGTCGATAGAAGATTGTTCTCCGAGAAAAGATTGATTGCGTTTTCGTTATGTGTTGACTTGCGTTGACACAGTGTGATAAGCTAGCCATGATCCCCCCTTCCCCCCTTCCCCCCTTACTATATACATATATAGTTACTATATACCTGTATACTTATATAGTAACGTATAATAATATACTCTATATAAGAGAACGTGCCCACGAAAGAGGTAGCCGATGAACATATATCAAATCTTCATACCTGAACTAGGCACTAATGTTAAGTTTAAAGTTTTACCAGTAAAAGACGCAGAAGACTTTGTTAAGAAAAACAAAAGCGTAAAAGATTTAAGAAAAAGAATATTACAATTTATTGTTTATAATTTAACAACTGACGTCGCTGCCGCCTTAGCGTCGATGTCCAGAGAAGCAGCTGAAAGAGCACTAGAAGCTGTTTACGCAGGCTGCATCATGTTAAACCCAAGCTTAGACGTAGACTACTGGCTGAATATAGCATATTCAACGAATCCAGCAAAGTTCTCCGATGGACCAGGCAAAGATTATAATATTGACCAAATCAAAAAATTTCTACGCCAAGCGGAAGCTAAAACAAAATCTACGACCGCAGCTTCAAAGGTAAAGAAATTAAACAAACAAAAGTTTTTGGGGCTAGAACAATATCTTAAAAGCAATGTCATAGGACAGGATGAGGCAATCGATGAAGTTGTTTCCGCCCTGTTTAGATCTCAGGCGGAACTAAATGATCCCAATAGACCACTAGGAGTTTTCTTATTTGCGGGAAGTTCAGGTGTTGGAAAAACACATTTAGCTAACGCTTTACATAAATATCTTTTTGATGATAATTCTTCTATGGTGAGAATAGATTGCGGTGAATATCAGCATAAGCATGAGAACCAAAAACTTTTAGGTTCACCACCAGGATACATAGGGCACGATGATGGTGGTCAGCTCACTAATCAGATTAAGAAAAATCCAAACACAGTTGTGCTAATTGATGAGGTGGAGAAGGCGCACGCAGATATTTGGAATACGTTCTTAAGAATATTTGACGAAGGAATGGTTACTGACTCTAAGGGTGAGGTCGTTAACTTTAGAAATTGTATTATTATCTTAACTACCAATTTAGGAAATGATAAAACTGTAGACCATATGATTTCTACTGGCGCTGGCTTTACTCGTAATGTGGTTTTCAAAAGAGAAACAAAAGAAGTGCCACCAAGATCTGTCGTACAAAAAAACGCTAATGAGGCAATTAATAAATATTTTAAGCCAGAGTTAATCAATAGGCTGGACAAAATTGTTGTATTTAATCATTTAAACTATGAAAACTGTCAAAAAATAGCTGAAATGGAAATGAGCTTAATAGCAGATAAATTGTCTCGAAAAGGTTTATCGATTGCATACACAGATAATGTTATAAATGCCCTGATAGATAAAGGGATAGATACTGTTAAGGGTGCAAGAGGTATTTCTCAGGTTCGACGTGATGTTATAGAAACACCACTTGCTAAAACAATTGTTAATAGCAGCATACCAAAAGGTACTATATTTTATATTGACTATCTTAATGATAGTTTTACTTTTGATTTTCAAAAGCCAATAAAAAAACAGGCTATTAACAAAAAGGAAGAATCATAATGAGTATATTCCAAAATCCAGGACTTACTGGATCTCCAGCTCTTGGTCGTAGCGCAACAGTCCGCCGGACAAGGGTTCCTGGAAGCCAGATGCAGCTACCTGGTTTTGAAGCTGCTGGAGGGCCAGCCGTAAGGCCATCGCACTCCGTGCCAAAAAGGCGTGCAATGGGTGGAACTACTGCAGGGACTGCCAGGGTAAGTGGACAAAGGTTTCTTCCAGGTTTTAATCCAGCCAATGCACCTGGGTCAGGAAGAGATATGAAAAGAACTCAAATGACCCCAAAAAGAATGGCCGGAATCGATGCAGCAAGAGCAAGACAAGCAGCAAAGAAATTAGGTGGCGTTGATACAGGAATGATGCACGGTCCATCCATACCTGCTAATAAAATGAAAATGAGCTCTAGATCTTTGATGGGAATAGGATTAGGTCTAGGTGTTGCAGCTGGCGTAGCAATGAACAGAAGAGGAGAAGGTGCTTCGTCAGGAAGACAGTCAATGTATAAATATTAAAAAATAATAGTTAGGAATTATGATGAATGATTGGAAAAAGTTTACAGATGTTAATGGTGATTTTCAGTTAGCAAATTTTTTGTATAAGACAATAAATGATTTGATGAAGCAGTCCTTAGATATGGGCACCTTGCTGTCGAATGATCCACAGAAGCTTCGAGCATTTAAAGAGCAAACAAAAAAGCTTTTTAAATCTAAATGGTTTGAAATAGCTGACTCTTTAGAGTTTTTCGACATAATTGAAAAATGCTCATGCTTTAATGAGGAAAAAGATTTTTATTGCGAAATATGTAAGGGATCAAGATACAAAATATCCCCTTATCTAACCTCAGATGAAATTAGAGAAGTAGGCATTTTTTATAATGCAATCCAAAATGCAGAAGTAGCCAGTAAACTACAGAAGGGTTTAATGAAGGCTCTAGATGAATTGTCCGAGATGTAACGGTATGGTCCAAACTGTAACTGAATATTTTGATTTCGCAAAACAATATTTAGTAAGAGATACCTATTGTTCACGTTGCAAAAGTGTTACAATAGAAAGGTTTCATTCTGATAGTTCCTATGATAGCGAGTGGATTGATTTAAATGAGCAACATCGAAAAGAGTGACAAAGGAAAATTTTTACAAGATTTTGAATCCTTACGTCCAGATTTGTTTTTTCCCGAAAATTGGACAGATGAAGAAAAGGAAAAGGCTGTTGAGTTAGTCCGGCCTCAGAAAACTAGAACTTCTATGTTTTCTTCTATTCCAATGAACTGTGAAGCGCACAAGTGTACATTCGCAGATACATGCCCTTTGCTTAAGGAGAATCTTGCCCCAAGAGGAAAACCTTGCCCAATAGAGATGTCTATAGTGGCGCAATTTACCAAAGAGTATATGGAGCAACTCGATGTGCATCCAGACAATTTGGTTGAAGTTTCTATGGTCAGAGATCTTGTCGACCAAGAAGTGCAATATATTCGTAAAACAAAACTTTTAGCTAAAGAACATTTTATTCAAGAGAATATTATTGGTGTAGACAACGATGGTCAGCCAATCTTGAAAAAAGAACTGCACCTTGCTGTGGATCTAGAAGACAGATTGCATAAGCGTAGAAAAGATCTAAGAAATCAACTCCTTGCCACGAGAGAAGCTAAAGCTAAGGTTGGTCAGGCGCAATTGGATAGCGCTCAAGCAATTTCTGATATTTTGTATAAGGTTCAGTCTTTAGAGAATCAAAGAGAAAAAGTTCTCAAACAAAAGCTGGGCATTTATGACAAAGATGATTATATTGAGATAGATCCGCCAAAGGATATTGATTAATGTCGGAAGAACTTTTTCAGAGACTGTCTAAACTAGTTAGTTCAAGCACCAAAAATCTTTTTGGTAAAAAGAATAAAGGTGTTGGCGAAAAGATCTTGGATGATCAGAGGGCAACTGGTATATACGGTACTGCAGATGAGTTTATGCAAACACAAGCAGAATTTGAAAAGATGTACTACACAATGTTGTCTGATCCGGAAAATCTTAAGCCTGGAATGGCTAATGCTGTAGATGTGGATCATCTTCGTAAACTTGGTAAAATTGATTTGTCATACTTTAATTATAAAGCAAAGACACAATTACTTTCAAGCTATAGAACCAATGTAGTTAAATTGGAAGATTTGATATCAAACGTTGGCTTTCCTAATATTGCTCTTCCAGAGGGCGCTAATGATGTAAGAGTTGGTTTATTGTTTGATGTAGATCAAAAAATGCAACACCCAGTGTTTGCGGTATTAAATAAAATGATATTTAACGTTGATCCTATGTCAGAATCCATAAGTGATATGACTTTCAATACGCAAAACATTATGTCTTCTTCGCAGATACAAAGAAATATGTCTCAGATATCCGCTATTGCTAATGGAAGTCTTTTTACTCAAACATCAAAAATAGCAACTCTAGACATTGAGTCTACTGGTTTAATGTTTGGTTCTCAAGCTAGATCTGTTTCTTTAATACAAAGAACTGGTTTGGACCAGGCCGCTTTGATGGTCGAGGATATGGATTTCATGTATGAGTCACCAAGGCTCGCTGGGGTTTTGGCTAGCGATAGTCAAACTTTAACTGAATTTATAGCCGAGCAAGAAGGCTTTCTTAAGTCAGGAAAAATTATTGGTAATGAAGATGAATTTATGGGAAAGATGGAAAAACTATTTGGTTATCTTTCTAATGAAGCTAAAGTAGACTTCCTTGCTGGACACAATATCCAATATGACATAAATACATTACTTGATACAACTAGGTCAATGAGTGGATATAAACAAAACGCTTCTCTAAATCTGGTAGTTGATAAATTTTTGGATAGAGTAAATAATAATCCCAACTTTATGGTAGACACCCTTGAAGTTGGTCGTCAGTATATGAGAAATTTATTTCAGCAAACTGAGGGCTCATTGGCGGATCCCATAGCTAGAGGTGACAAATTTGTAAAAAGTTTTTTTGCTCAAGAAACTTTAGCTGATATTTCACGTGGCGGAAAAGCTACATATGCAGCTATGGAAAATTTTATTATGAATACAAATCTTTTAGATTTAATAGCCGCCGAAGATCACGCTCCTGAAGTTTTTGCAAAAATATTTGAAGGTTCTCACGTAGCTGAAACTGACACAATTATGCAGGACTACATGTTGAGGTATATACATCAAGGTAAATTAGATTTTCGTAATCCAAAGACAACAGTGCAGGGTAAAAGAATATCTGAAGAAATCATAAATATGGCAAGATTAACAGCACTAAAGTCCTCAGCAATTGTACCAGAGGCAAATATATCTGATCCACGACAGCTATCTCAAGCAGCCCTAAGGTATATACAGACAGATGAGGGTTTAGCTAGCACTAGCGTTATGATTAATGAGGAGCAAGCTAAGCAAGCATTTGGTGTAGATATTGACAGTGGTTTCATTAAATATGATCAAGGATCATATAAGATTTTTACTGGACAAGGTAGTCCAATAGAATTAGATAAAGTTAAAGCAAAAGAATATTTAAGAGATGTTATAACTAAAGCTCAAGATACACAATATGAGGAAACAATTAATCTAACGCCAGCTGGATCACCTTCTTCAATTACCCGGAAGATTAATCCATTTGAAAGACGAATAATGAGTCTAGGTTTAACAAGAAGGCAAAACTCAGAAATATTAATAGCGCAAACTCTAATAGATCAAATCGGCATGCCAACGAATATTGGTCCGGTAGATGTGGATTCTTATATTCACAATGTTGGTAATTTTTATGAAAACTTTGCAGACAATCCCAGGGTAATAGGCGGGGGTTCTCCCGGCACAATTAAGGGTGTTGTACAAGAAATTCGCTCATTAATGAATCCGTCAAAAACGCCAACTTTTTCAATGGGATTCAATATGAATGCGCGTTCTTCTTCTGAAATACTAGCTCAATATGTTTCGCATGGCCAAACAATGTCTGGCTTAGGCATGGCTAATTCCATTTTAGGTCCTACCGAATTAGCTTTTGGAGATATGATGTCAAGGGCAACCGGTCGTGTAGCCAGGGAAAGAATGCACACCTTAAGTACTCAACCTAAAGGTGTAGACGATTCTTACTTATCGCAGATTAGAACATCTATGCGATATGGTGTGTCTGAAGAAATAGGTGATGTAGTTTCTCAATTTGGCATATCTCATTTTCAGCTTCAGCAATCTTTAAGAATTATGGAATCTCAAACTCAAGAATCTTTAGGTAAAAAACTAATTCTTCCTTATGAATATTTTAAATCAATTGAATTAGCATCGGATCCTAATGTGCCAGATATGGGTAAGGCAATTGCTCAAGGTAAAGTAAATATGTCTCTTAGCTATGTAGAAAGAATGAGCAGAGATGTAAATACTGGTCAAGAGGTACAGCGTAATGTGTTGAACCTAACATGGCAAGAAGGTCGAGATGATTCTGGTTTGACTTCAAGAAAAATAGCAGAAAAGTTATATGAAGATTTTGTTGAGACTGATAATTATAAAAATATTCTAAAAGAACCAGATAACCGTTTAAGGGTAGAGGTAGAGAATATAAAAACTTTTTTTCAAGGAAAAACTAAAGAATCTGCAGTATCAGAGCTAGAAGAGTTGGCTAAAAGAGGCGTCGTAGCAGGTCACATGGAAGATGTTGGTGTAGATAGCCCAATAGCCAAGCTGGTCCAAAATGCCTCTGCAATGGGAGTTGATTTAACTAGAGATACTGGAAACAGAATTTTAGGCAATGTAATAGACGATTCCAACGATTTGCTAAGAGTATTTTTCTTTGACGAAACTACGGCTAGAGCTACTACACCAGCTGGCACCACATTTACCAGAAATATGAACTCCATTGCTAGAGCTTCACTTAAAGGCGCTAACGATGTAGCAGAAAGACTTGCTGGTGATAGTGACCTTTTGAGAACCGCAATGCAGAATATTAAAGCAGGTACTCGAAAGCAGGATATTTCGAAAAGCGTTGAAATTTATAATAATATAAAACCTCACGCTGGTTTGATTGCTATGGGTGCAGCAGCTATGGCTGGTGGTTACTATTTATTTAGAAAGAAAGAAGAAAGAGATTTATATAACGAAACGCTTGAACAGCAACCGGTAGAAAACTATAATCAAAATAGCGTGACGAATACATATACTGCAGCTATGACTTCTTTACCTTCTTCAAGAAGAGATCCATTGGTTACAGCTGGTGTTGTTGGTAATTTGGATAGAAATAAAATTGGACATACAAAAATGGGAAATAATAAATACAATCATCTTTATGGAGGGCAGTAGTAATGCCAGTTAATTTGGGTTCTTTAGGTAAAAGGGTTACATCTTTTTTCGATGATACCATAAAGCCAATGGCCCAGGCTAAACGAGCATCAGCTTCAGCTAGAACCGCTGGAGTTACTGGTAGGGCACGACAAACATTCGATGATGTATCTGAATACGCTGGTAAAAGATTAGATGAAGAACTTATCCCTAAGTTACAGGGAACTGCACAAGGTTTTGCTCAGGGTCGTACTGGAAGAGCTGTTCGTGGAACAGCGGTTGGTTTAGGTGGAACCTTAACTGAATTAGCCTCAAGTAAAGCTGGTATAGCCGGTATTGCTATTGGCGCTGGTGCAGTTGGATTCGGTTCTTCTGTGGGGCCAGCTGTCAAAGACGCTGCGTTTGAGGCTGCATTTGATGATACGGAAGCGGATAGATATTTTACTGGAAGAGATTTAGATGCAAGATTTTTAGCTGGAACTTTAATGGGTGGCGTTGGTGGTGGAATGCTGCAGGCTACTGCGCCTGGGGATTATTTTGCGGCGAATCCACCAATTAATTCTGATACGTTTGCTGCTTCAATAGTTGCTGCAAGAACTGCTACGGGTCCAGTTACTGGCGGTATGGGTGCGGCAGCGGGAGCATTTTTAGGTTCTGGATTTGGTAAAACTGGTTCTAAAATAGGAAAAGTTGGAGGTGGATTAGTTGGCGGTGTTGTTGGGGCTAATCTCGGTATACTTTTGCCCGCTCTTGGCGTTGGTGCATATATGAATAATAATAAAGAGTTCTTCCAAAATTCACCCTATTCTTCAACTAGATCAACGCAAAGTGCTTTAAATGCGAGCGGAGACATAGTCCTCGGGATGCATAACTCAAGAAGAGGATACTAATTATGTCAATGATGTACAATGGCGAAATGGAGCAGATAGGGCCCCTTAACGAGTCTACAATGGTAGATACTCCAGATACTGCACTTGGATTTAGAATGATGGAGCATCTACCAGGACTCAGTACTACCGTTATGTTTGGTTCCATGAGGGGATCGAATACCATGATGTATGGTGGATTCATGGATGATCTTGGTGATCCACAAAAAGTTTTAAGCGCAAGACGTCAAAAAAGACTAGCCCAAAGAGCGTCAAAACATAGAATTATGGTTGGCGGACAGATGTCTGCAGCTTCAAACTCTCATTTTATGGGCTCTGCATCCAGACAAGCTAGTGCCAGAGCCGCAGGAAAAACACCGTTTTTAAGATCCTCTAGGGTTAATAATATCACAGCAAATCCTAGAGCATTTTTTAGAGCCCATTCTCAAAGTATTTTTGCAGGAGAAAAAGCTGGAGCATATTCAATGTTTGGCGGATACAAAATGCTAAACAATAAGTATGGTGAAAGATTAGCTGGAAAGATTCTTGGTGGTAGTCCTTTAGCTGAGGGAGAAAAAGCTTTTGGCCCAGGTTTACTTTCAGCTATTTCATCGGGAGTAAAAACTGATGCATTGGAAAGAAGAGCTATGAAAGGCTCTTCTAGAGCTGCAGCAAAACTTGCCAGAATCGATAGAGCAACGTCATCTTTATTAACAGTCAATAGTCCAGCTGGGTTAACTGTTTCAGGTGGACAATTTGGTAAGGTAATTCCAAAAAGTATGAATATGGGGATTGTTGCTCCAGCAGGAAAAACGGTGTCTCAAACAGCTATTGGACTAGGTGGATATAATCCAGCAACTGGAGCAGGTGCAATGGGGGTTCGTGGTAACCTTCAAGCTTCAGCTTTGAGCGGCGCAGCAACCGGATTCTTGGCTGGATATTCCCGTGGTGCCTTAGGTTTTGGCGGAGAAGGGTTGGTCGGCAGGGCTGCTCAAGGCGCAAAAGCTGCAGAATCAGCTTTTGCTAAAGCTGTTGGTTCATTTGGTGATGACGGAATAAAACTAGCAAGTGGACAAGTTCTAAAGGGCGCTGACGAAGCGGTATCATTTCTTAGGTCTACTAAGGGAGGAAAATTCTTTTCTCAAGTTGGAGCCAAAACAGCGTTAAAGCTTGGTGGCAAGGGGGCTGCAGGCATGCTGGCAATGAGAGGTGCAGCATTAGCTATTCCTGGACTTCAGGTTGTCGCTGCAGCATCACTGGCATATGATCTTGCTAAAATGGGCGGAGAGCTAGTTAAGAGTGGAATTAATTTTACGCGAGATGCAAATAAATCTTTGCAAGGATCTATAGCTAAACCTACATTTGGCATGGGATACAGAGATACTGAGGCAGCTGCTACATCAAGAGCTAGAGGAGTTCAGGCAATACAAAATTCTAGATTGAACGCTAGAAGCATGTTGGGCACAGAGGGCGCAATGATGGCTGCGCATTACGGATAGTTATGAGTATATTCACAAAAACACAAGAATTTAGAAGCGCTTTAGAAAAGCTATCTAGAGAAGATTTATTAGAAATAATTCGTATTCAAGACCCTGAGCTTATCAAGCAAGTTAATAGAATTGAATGGGTTTTTGAAAATAAATTATCTCATTTAGCTTGGAATGATGGAACTCCTGTTTTGGAGAGAAAAATGACAAACAGAGAATTGGCTCTTCTAATTGATGAGCCATTTGAAGTTGACTTAAATTTATTAGCTGATGGAATTAGCGCAGACCATCAAAGACAATTGCATGTTTCTAAGGATCCAGTTGTTTGGGCAAAACAATTCTTGGAAGCAAATCTGCGTGTATATCAAATTCTTATATTGCGTGATCCATCTTTGAGAAAAGTTTTAAGAGCTGGTCGTCGTTTAGGAAAAACATTTAGTTTGGCAGTTCAACTTTTGCATTACAGTTATACTCATAAGGACGGTAGGTCTTTAGTTATCGCTCCAATGAAAACTCAGGTTGAACTTATCTATCAAGAAATATTAAGAATTGCTTCCAAAAATGAAGTAGTTATGAACTCTATAACAAGAAAAGTTACAAGCCCTCAATTCATGATTCAGTTTTCTAATGGTTCTACAATTAGATTCTTTACTTCAGGAATGAAGAGCGGTGGAAAGAGTGACGTTGCTCGTGGTCAGGAAGCCCATCTTATTATTCTTGACGAAATGGACTACATGCACGCAGACGATCTAGATGCGCTGTACGCTATGCTCCAAAAAACCGCTGAAGATCAACCAGACAAAGTTATGATTGGAGCCTCTACCCCAACAGGTAGGCGAGAAAGATTCTGGGAATGGTGCAGATCACCAAGGTTTACTGAGTTTTGGTTTCCTTCTTACTGTAATCCATATTTTTCTAAAGAACAAGAGGAAGAATTTAGAGAACAATATTCTCCAAGTGGATATCGGCATGAAATAGAAGCTGATTGGGGTGAAGATTCTGAAGGTGTTTATCCTAGAAAGTTTGTAGATAGAGCTTTTATTTCTCCTTCGTGGAACTATATTCCAGAAATAACATCTGCCAGATCTTTTCATACAATAGGTGTTGACTGGGATAAATACGGTGCAGGAACAAATATTGTTGTTGTCGAAGTCTGCTCAGAAAATTATGAAGATTCCAGATTTAGAGGCAAGACAAAAATTTGCTATAGAGAAGAAATAGCTAGATCTGAATACACTTTAACTAAAGCAGTAGATAGAATTATTGAACTTAATCAGATATTTAATCCAAAACATATTTATGTAGACCGTGGGTATGGAGAGGTGCAAGTAGAGCTTCTTAAAAAGCATGGTGTCGAAAATCCTAGATCTGGTTTGAAAGAAAAAATAAAAGGTGTTGCGTTTGGCGAAAGCATAGACGTAAGAGATCCATATACAAAATTAATGGTTAAAAAAGAAATGAAACCTTTTATGGTTGATAATCTTCGTCAATATTTAGAAAAAGAAAAATTAATGATTCCAGATTCCGACGAAGAGTTGTATATGCAATTAATATCTTATGTTGTAGTTCGAACAACTCAAACTGGTCGACCAGTTTTCGAAGCAGCGGGATCAGCAATGGATCACGCACACGATGCTTTAATGCTGGCGCTTTTAGCTATTACGCAAAACTATGGAGAGTTTTCACAGGCACATTACGCAACGAATACTGAAACTTTTTCTAATCATTTTTTTGTTCCAGATACTAAAAAAGTAGATAAAGAAGATGATGAAAAAAATAAAGTTATTATTACCGGACGAGTTGATGCGTTAAATCCATCAAAAGGTTTTCGTAGGTCTACTTCTACGAAAAGAGTAAGAAGGATGTTCTAATGAGTGAGATTGGTGTAAATTATCAGGAATCATATTCAGAAGTTCCTAATAATATTTATGGTGATTATAAATTTCAAGATGCCCCATATACAAACCCCACTGGATCAGAGGCATATAGAGCTGTAGGACAAAAGGCCTATAACAGAACTGCTGATTCTGGAGTTAAACAGGCATATTCTATACCAATAGATTTTGTTAGAAAAGAAGCAGAATCAGCACAGACGCTTATTACGGATACAATTGATGATATTGAAAATTTAATGAAAAAAGTTTATATAAATCCCAATATTAATAATGATCTTTTATCTGCGCATCAAAATCTTTGGGATGAATTAAACAACAATCTATATACCACACAGCCTAAGGCATTGGCAGTCTACAATCAACGGGTTACTGATTCGTTAAAAATAAATTCAACACAAAATCTACCACAACCAAATCAAATTGATGTATCAGAAAAAGATCTGGAAGATTCCGATGACATTGTCACCATTCTGCCTTATCCTGCTCCTGATAGTAAAGCCCATAAAGATCGAAAAGATGAAATGATTAAGGTAAGAATACCAATTCCTGGTCATATTAATTTTGAAGAAATAATTTTTGCAGAAAAACTAAATTCTACTTGTTCAAGAAAATTTTTAGAGGAGTTTTATTACTCCATAGCTCATTCTACTTTTTCATATTTTCTACAATTTAGAAAATTATTAAAGTCTCTTCAAAAAGAGGTATATGCAATACAATTATCTTTAAGCCAAGATTTTAGGGAGGTTTATGAAAACGAACTGCAGCAAAAAGTCGCAGCACACTATGACTCATGGTGCAAAACGGCCAAACATTATTCGAGCAGGATTGCAAAAACAATCGTATCCAAACCAGGAGCGATCCCTTCAGCCGAATTGGATAAAATCTCGAAAGAACATGCCGCAAAATTTCAAGCTTTTTTTGCGATTAAATTAAATGCTGTAGATTCTGAAATAGAAGATATTTTACAATCATTAAAAAGAGATTTAGAAGAAAACTCTATAATCTTTTATACAAGATATTTAGCTCCTGGATTAAAGTTTTCATCTGAAATAGGAAGTCCTTTTGATTTGGATTATGAAACAACTTCTTTTAAGAAAAGGTTTCCATTTTTAACTGAAGAAATGTTATTGGCATCAATTCTATTAAAGGGTAACTTTACTTCTATTATGGCTGACGTGGTAGATAGGCATCATATAGTTATGGGTAAAACTGACGCACTAATGCAGTTAATTCATGAAAAAAGAAAATACGCTAACTATATATCACAGCTATCTGTTAAAGGTTTGCCAAAGCCTAATGTTCTTCTTAATGTTCCAAACGACGTGTATGCTCAAATATTTAGTGGGGCAATTATTAGTTTGACCAGAAAAGATACTGTTCAATCAGATCATAAGCTTTTATCTGGATTAGACGAAAATGACCATCCTCAGTATTTATTGAGAGACGGCGGAAAAATTATTGGTGACATAGAAGTGGCAGAAGGTATTACTATAGATGGAGTAGACTTAAGTGAGCACGCTCACACGGGCGCGGATGGATCTAAGAAAATATCTTCTCTTGATATTGATTATAGCTTAGCTAGAAGCGCAGACTATAGCCAAGATGCTGCAAAAAAACCTTTATCTGTTAGTGTCAGTCAATTCAATGTAGATATTGTTAACGGTTTACCTAGATGTGACGCAGTTATAAATATAGAAGTAATTGATGATATAATGGATAATTATGAATATGAAATTATTTATACGGAAGTAAATTAATATGACGTGGTTTAAATATTTTAAGTCAGATCAAACGATTAATTCTGCTACACCAAACTATAATTACTCATATCCATACCTGAAAAGGTCTATTGCCAAGTTCACGCCCAGGGATACTCTTAGTGTTGGCTTTTGGCTGTTTGCAAATATAAAAGATTTAAATATAAATACATATAAAAATTCTACGTTGCAAACTTTAGAAGACACTAATTCATATGTTGTAGTATACGAAAAAGGTGCAACATTTATTCCTGTAAAAACAGTAATAGATGGTGATTATATTTATTTTCAAACCGCAGAAGAACATGTTGTCGCCACAGAAATACAGGGTTCATATTTTATATATTATTCAACACCTAATTTAAGAAAGTTAAACGAAGTAGATAATGCTGGAATAGAAGATTACCAGATAAATCTTGCTCCAGTTTGGGAAGATATTGAATTAGAACCATTCATCTATGGCGATGTTTATTCCGATGGTCCATCTGCAATTGGAACAATCTACTCTATCTCAACTGGTACTTTACCGACTGGATTATCTATTAATTCTTCTACTGGGCAAATAAGTGGAACAGTTAACTCAACTGGTGCCTATAGTTTCACGATTAGAGCTACTACAGATGATGAAAAATATTATAATGAAGCGACTTTTTCTGGAACTGTCTATGAATATTTAGAATGGGTTGATTCTACTCTAGCAAATATCGATTACAATACCGCATATTCAGATTCAGTTTGGGCTGATGGATATCCCGCTGCTACATATTTAATATCTTCTGGCGCCCTACCATCAGGCATTACTCTTAATTCGGTAACTGGGTTAGTCAGTGGAACAACAACAGCTAGTGGAGCATATTCCTTTACGATTAAAGCAGAAAATGCAATTGGATCAATAACTCAATCTTTTTCAGGAACTGTTCAAACGCCACCATCTTGGTCTGATCAAACACTTGACATTATTACTCAAGGCGTAGCATATAGTGATGGCGTTGCAGCCACAGGTACAGCGACTATAGTTTACTCTGTCTATTCTGGATCACTTCCCACTGGTTTATCTTTAAACAGCTCGACTGGTGCAATAACCGGGACCACTGGAGCAACTGGTTCTTATACTTTTACAATTCGTGCAACTAATAGTTGGGGGTATGTAGAAAAAACATTTACTGGAACTATCTACCAAATACCAGCATGGACTGATTCAACAATAGCAAATATGATTTATGGACAGGCGTATAGTGATGCAGTTACAGCCTCAGGATATCCCGCAGTAACGTATTCCATTTCTACTGGAGCACTTCCTTCTGGAATAACATTAAATTCTTCTACTGGCGCAATTACTGGAACTTCAACAACAGCTGGATCATATTCTTTTACTGTTAAGGCGGAAAACGCTGCAGGTAATGTTACTCAACTATTTACAGATGATTTATACGTAACACCAGCTTGGACAGATAATACATTAGCAGCGTTTACTTATAATACAGCTTATTCAGATCAGGTAGTTGCTACGGGAAGTCCAACATATACAATTAGTTCTGGAACTCTACCAACAGGTCTATCATTAAATTCTTCCACTGGAGCAGTAACAGGTACCCCAACTTATTATGGAGCGTACTCTTTTACTATTCAAGCAGCCAATGAAACTGGATCTGTCACACAATCATTTTCCGGTGCAATTTACGCAGCGCCATTTTGGACAGATTCTACATTGGCAACACCAACTTATGACGTAGCATATTCAGATTCTGTCATAGCAGGAGGCTATCCTACTCCTACATATTCGGTAACAACTGGAACACTACCAACCGGACTATCATTAAATTCCTCTAGTGGAGCAGTAACTGGAACGACAACCGCAACTGGTTCACACTCATTTACTATTACTGCATCAAATACAGAAGGTAGTGTAAGTCAAGCATTTAGCTTCGATATTAACTTAGCTCCAACATGGAATGACGAAACACTAGGAACTCCAACATACAATACCGCCTATTCAGATGGGGTGTCAAGTAATACAGCCTATCCTACAGTAACATATAGCATCAGTGCCGGATCGCTTCCTAGTGGCTTTAGTATTAATTCTTCTACTGGAGCAATTACTGGGACATACACAACGCCAGTTAATGATTCTTCTTTTTCTTACACTTTTACTGTTAAAGCAGAAAATACCGCTGGTAATGTCACTAAAGAATTCACCTGGTCAATATCAATTCCGTTTACAGTATCTGGCGGCTTTTCGTATAATGCCGGTACCGGCTATAGTGCTAGAGCCTTTACGGAAAATGGAACATTTGAAATATTAACTGGGAAAAAAAATATTGAAGTACTTATCATTCCTGGCGGAGGTGGCGGAGGTGGAGGTGCACACTCAAATGACTGGTATGGGACGGGTGACACATATGCTCCCGGTGGTGGTGGAGCAGCCAGTGAAACTTTTACGCCTACATTAACTAATATGACAGTTGGTAGTTATCCTGTCGTAGTTGGCGCTGGTGGAGCTGGTGGAGCAAGAGCCTATGTTCAGACGCCATCTGGTAACGCTGCGCCAAGTACGGCAACTGCATCAGATGGATCTAGTGGAGGGAATTCTACTTTTCAAGTCTCAGGAACAACCTATAATGCAAGTGGTGGTCAAGGTGGAGGAAAAGGAACGGCAACTTCTGGAGGAAATAACCCCAGTGGAGTTTATTATAACTACGCAGCATCTGGTGGTTTCGGCGCAGGAAACTCACTCTACGCTTTCACGCCCGGAGTACTCATAGATAATCAAATAACTGCCGGTAGCGGAGGATCCGGCTTAGGGAGTAGGGGTTCTGCCCCGGCCTTATATTATACTGGTGGCCCCGGAGGAAGCTCTGTCACTACTTGGAATCTAACAATTGGATATGGTGGCGATGGTGGCAGTTATGCATCTCGAGCTGCCACGCGTATTTTTGCTGGATCTGGTGGATCTGGTGGTTCGGGAGTAAACAGTAGTTCAAGTGGCCCTGGAAATGCAGGGTATCGTGGGCAAGTCATAGTTAGGTGGGCAACATGAGTCATTGGGCACAAATTAATGAAAATAATATCGTTATTAACGTAACTGTTGGCAATAATGAAGACATAGATGAGGGCTATCAATGGTTAATGGATAATATTGGTGGGCGATGGCTAAAGACATCTATTAATACTTATGGTGGAATCCATATTTTAGGAGGAACTCCATTGCGTAAAAATTATGCTGGGATAGGGTTTATCTACCACGAAGACATCGATGCCTTTGTTCCCCCAAAACCAGATCAATATCCTTCATTTGTAATTGATGCAGGGACTGGATTATGGATTCCTCCAGTCCCTAAGCCCGATAATGAAAATGTATATGGTTGGAATGAAGAAGAAATTTCATGGGAATTAATTCCGCAACCCTTTCCATCTTGGACTATAGAAGATGCAAGATGGATTCCTCCAGTATCTCGTCCAATAGACGAAAATATATATGTATGGAATGAAGAAAACTTATCATGGAATATAGCAGAGGTGCCATTATGACAGTAACATATTTTAATCCTTATTACGGATTTTACTCTGAGGTTTCAGTAGATCAGTATGAAGTTGATTTAAATTCTTCTTCAAGTTATAATTTTTCTTTTATTAATTCCATGACTGATTGGGACAATGGCCTATCTAATAAGCCTGGATCTAAATTGTACATGAATTTCTCTGGGCCAAAATTTACCCTTTATGGTTCTAAGGGTATAAATTATGGAAAATTTAGAATTAAATTTACGGCCTTACAGAATAATGAAAGTCCAGCTATTGTAGATTTAGATTGGCAAACTATAGATTGTTTCTCTTCTATCGAGCTGAATAGCGTGCAACTTTTTTCTAAAAATGACTTTCAAGAAAGAGATTATGTAGCAGAGCTGGAAGTATTATATGATAAAAATATATCCGCTAGAGGCAATAATGTTAAGATATCCTCATATTCTTTTAGCTATAATCTTTATCTTAAAGTTGGAAATGAAATAATAAATCAAACAGATAATAGTTTTGCAAAGATTGGTGGGGTTAGATAATGGCTATTATACCTGTAAATATAGAAAATTTAAAACCAAATAAAGAATATATTGTTACGGTTAGAAGCAAAAATAATGATGTCAATGTGGTTTCTCCTTATACTGATTCTGTAAGATTTTTTACTCCGACAGATTCTACTATTCCAGGTGCGCCAACTAATTTAGTTTTGGCGGCATCTTTTCTCAATGTACTCTTCAAATATACAGATAGCGTTGATGAAGACACTGCTAAATACGAGTATGAATTATATAAGCAAGAGCAAATAGAAAGTGTTGGAGGCGAGTATCAAGTTATCTCTGCTGCAACTCCGCTAACTCCCCATAGGACTGGTTTTGTGCAAACAAATGTTTTTTTGGTTTCAGTAGATGATAACAGCACTACAACAAGCACATCTTCTACAACTAATCCTGTTAAATATTATGGAAGAGTTCGCTCAATAGATTCCGCAGGCAATATTAGCGATTGGACGAATATAGTTGCTTCGGGGGATACTCCATTAATTGATGAAGAATTTATTGGTTCATTAACTGCAGCTAAAATAACTGCTGGCACAATAGGTGCACATGAAATAATTTTAACCCAACCAGGAACTGCCACAACAATAACCAGTCCAGACAATAAAGCTATACTTAGATCATCTGACTACAACGGTTCATATAATAATACAACCGATACATGGTCTGCAGGCACGGCTGGGTGGATTATATCTGGGGATGGAAGAGCTGAATTTAATAATATTGTTGCAAGAGGAGAATTATTAGCTGGCGCTTTTTCACTTAATTCTAATAATTACTGGAATAGCTCTACAATAAAAACATATGGCGATTATAGTGACTTTAGGGTTGGTGACTCAACAAGATATATCTTATGGGATAATAGCGCCGGAACATTATCCATAACCGGAACAATTAATGCAGTGGGGGGTACGTTTAGTGGAAGCATTACTTCTAGCGCAACGATAACTGGAGGAACTATACAAACCGCATCAAGCGGTCAAAGGATCGTTTTAAGTGGCACTACATTCAATCTATACGCTGCAGGGTCTGGAGACACGTCAACTATAGCATTTAATCCAGCAGCAACAACCAATTATGGACTCATGACAAGTACTGGCGGCATTAAAATAACTGCACAAGGTGCAACATTAAGCATTGGCTATTCTCCAACGGATCTTGGAACCACTGGCATTAGATTGGAATCTGGAGCATATTTTCAAGTTTTAAATGGTTCAATAGATATTAGAAGAAATACGACAACAACAGATTGGGCAACAGCTAATTTAATTTTAAGAGCCAATTCTGGTAACGACAATACATCAATAGCATTTAAGGCAAACGAAACAAACAATAATGCTACAGCGCAGATACGTGTTGGTGGTGGAGCTAATTATTTTTACTTTAGAAACTATAATGACACAGCAAATGTTAGAATAATTGCAGCAGAAGCTATTTTTGGCGGAACTATAAACGCATCAGATGTTAATAGCGCAAATGTACTCATTGACTCAACGGCAGCAAACGTCTCATTAGGCTTTAAAGCAAGTAGTGGAACCTACTCTGCCCAGATTAGAATGGGCGGGAGCAATGAGTTATATTTTACGCAGGGTTTAAATTCTAATGCGCTAAACACTATAAATGTTGATAAAGTCGTTTATGTAAGCGGTACGTTAGGGACGTCCTCCATTAGGTATAAGGAAAATATAGAAAATATTTTTAATATTGAAAATACAGATGCAATAGACACATTAAAATTAATTAATATTTCAAAATTTAATTTCAAAAGTCAACCAGGCCTATTAAAATATGGTGTAATAGCTGAACAATTAGAAAAAGTTTTTCCAGAAGCAATTCACTATAATGATGACAATATGGTTGAGGCCGTCTTTACAGACATGCTTAACATGCTGCAATTAGCTGGAATTAGACAATTAATTAATAAGATAGAAAAATTAGAAGAAAAAATAAACTTGATATGATATAATGGAATTCTATTTAAGGAGTAGCTATGAATAATGATCTTGATGTAAATATATTAGTTCAAACCTTTAATGAGCGAATGGCCCAAATGATGACAGAAATAGTAATCAAAGAGGCAACCATTAAGCAGATGACTGCTCAGATTGAGCAATTAACTGCGCAACAAAAAACAGTAAAAACAAAAACAAAATCAGAAGACTTTGAGTGAGGTAAATAAAATGTCAGATGTAATTGATGTAAATGAGGCAGTTGAGCCAAAGAAAGAATTCACTATCGAGATTAAGATTTCCGATGCAAACCTACAGTATAAGAGTGATTTTAATGAAGCTGAAACCATATTTTGGATGGAGTCTGTTAAGACGTTAATCCTTAATAACGCATTCGCTAGATCACAGCAAGCTAATCAGTAACTTATAAAAAAAAATCCATAGAGCTACTATTACAGTAGCTTTTATATTGGAGAAGATAAATGGCAGTTCTCGATTTTTTGCCTTTTCGGCAAGTTGATAAAAAAAATAACTTTGTAGCAAAAGCTTTAAAGCCAGAAGAGATAAGTTCTATAAATAAAGCCATGAAAGTGGCTGCCCTTGCGCTTGGCTTTCAAGGTAATACATATTATTATAATAATAGAGCTACTTTTGAGCCTTCTCCTTATGACTTTGATCGGATCATGCAGGCAGCCGATACAGATTCCTATGTTAAACAAGCAATAAATAAATATAAGGAATTGTTCTGGAAAGAAAGCTGGTCAATAGCTGGGGAAAATCCGGAAGCCGTCTCCTACCTATATCAAAGAATAGATTATATGGAAATGGATATGAAAAGGCCATTTTTAGATTTTTTGATTGAAGTTACTGAGCATATTGTAAAATACGCAAATGTATTCGTAGTCAAAGCTAGGGGTGACATATCGGAATATTTTCCTACGCCGATATCCGGTGTGAATGCAGCACAACCTGTTGTTGGCTATTATCTAATCCCCACGGAACAAGTCAGAATTTTAAGAGATAAATTCAATAGACCAAAATCATACCAGCAAGCTACCGACCCACTAACATACATGCCGTCAGAGAGAGATCCCGTGTGGTCCGCTGATCGTGTCATACATATGTATTTAGATAAAAAATCTGGAAGAGCTTTTGGTACTCCATTTCTAAGTTCTGTGCTTGATGATGTCGTTGCCCTTCGTCAAATAGAGGAAGATATTCAAAACCTTGTCCATAGAGAGCTTTTCCCGTTATACAAATACACTATAGGTACGGCGGATCAGCCAGCAGAACCTCAAGAGATATCTAATGCAGCATCAGAAATAGAATCTTTAAGGGCAGAAGGTGGTCTAATACTTCCTTATAGGCATAACATTGAGGTTATTGGAGCCAATAACAGCGCACTTGATGCTTCCGGCTATCTTGAACATTTTAAGGAAAGAGTTGCAGTTGGATTAGGAGTTGCTCCTCATCACCTAGGAATGATGATGAACGGTGGCAATAGATCTGTAACTGACCGTCTTGACACTGCCCTATATGATAAAGTTAAGCAGTATCAGAAGATAGTTGCAGAAATGATTAGGGTTCATATTTTTAATGAACTTTTGCTTGAGGGCGGATTTGATCCAGTAACTAATCCCTTGGAAGAGGGCATATCGGATAGATGTTATTTTAAATTTAATGAAATTGACGTCGATACCCAGGTTAAAAAAGAAACCCATGTCATACAAAAGTATGTCAATAATATGATTTCAATAAAGGAAGCCAGACTAGAGCTTGGCTTAAATCCTGAATACGAAGAAGATGAAATGTTTGCCGCAATACAAGGCAAGGTTCAAATGGATCTAGCTAAGAACCAGGCTGAGTTGACTATGGCAAAGTCAGAATCAAAAGATGTTTTAACAGATGGAGACAAGCAGGCTCCTGCTCAAAAAGGTGAAAGAAACCTAGTTAATAGAAGACGGGGTGCCGGTAATTCAACTCGTCCAGCGAATCAGCAAGGTAGAAATACTTCACCCAATATAAGAAGATCTGATAATGCGTGGTTGACATTAGTTGAAAATGCCCTTGAATCAGAGTATACTATAGTTTATACAAAAGAGGAAAAGGAAGATAATAATGTCGATAAACCCAACTCTCAAGAATGAGCAGTTAGCAGCCTATTTAGCTACAGATGATTCGGTACGAGCTTTAGAAAAAGCCGTAGATAATGGTCAAACTCGACTCGCTCTTCAGGTAGTCCTAGATCTTATTTCTGAATTAACAGAAAGAGTTATGGATTTAGAAGATATTGTTCATTCATCTGAGGAAGAGTTGGATGGGCAAGATGCGCCCAGTGAAGTTGTCGTAGCCAACGATACTCCGGTTGAACAGCAGGTCCCAGTAAATGCTGATAAAAGCGAAGCTAAAAAAGATGAAGCTGTAACCGAAAAGGTAGAGCAAAATAAAGTAAAGTCTGAGGAGACTAAAGTTTCAAAATGAAGCTTTTAATAGGTTGTCCAATGTATAAGAGATCTTGGATACTACCCCATTGGATTCGATGCATAATTAATCAATCTGTTTCTATTGAAGATATTGGTTTTGTTTTTGAAGTTTCGCCTGATGATACTGAAACAATAAATTCTTTGCAGGCTTGGAAAAAGTTTGACAACAGAATACCTTATTTTAATATAAAAATAAGAGAAGATATACCTCATTTTCAACATGAAAACAATGGAAGACAATGGACAATCTCTAAGTATGAAAATATGGTTTCGCTTAGAAATTCATTACTTAATACAGTAAGAGAAGTAAATCCTGATTATTATCTCAGCTTAGATTCAGATATATTGTTGACAAATCCAAATACCATAGAATTATTGATGGCACACATTAAGTCTGGCGCCGATGCAGTGAATCCGTTAATGTTCATGACTCCATTTGGAACAATGTATCCAAGTGTTATGACATGGAGATCTGATGCTCCAAGAAAAGCATTTAGGTTAGAGAAGTATCCTTTAGGAACCTATTTTAAATCTGATGTAATTATGGCAGCAAAAATGATGAGTAAAAAAGTTTATTCCAACATTGACTACAGTGTTCATGAGCAAGGCGAAGATGTTGGTTGGTCGTGGTCTTGCAAGCAGGCTGATTATAATCTTTTTTGCGCTTCATATATTTATGCCCCACATATAATGTCTGAATTGATGTATAATGGATATTTAAGCAATGGAGACGAAAGATCTGAGATAGTTTTTGAGAACTATGCTAAAGTGTGATATATTTGTATAAAATTGTTCAATGTTATAAAAATAAACTTACTATTAAAATAGATATTAATCAATAGGGGAATTCATGTCTTTTGATTTTGTAGAAAACTTTACATTACAGCTTCCTGACTTTTCAAAGTCAGATATAGATTTTTCAGAATCATTTAATTCCAGGCACGGTTTAATTATTGAAGTCGCCGCTATACATGAGGGCTTGACTGCTAATTATAACCATTATTCAGCTCTGGAGTTAGAAAAGGCTTTACAGTCTTGGGTTGAGCCCTATCCAAAGCCCATTATTCTCAATCATGATTTAAACACTGAGCCCATTGGCAGGGTAATGGCAGCTAAAATGGACAAAGAATCAGATGGAAGCGCTTTTGTCAGACTGCAAATAGCAATTACAGATCCCGTTGCAGCACAGAAAGTAATTGACAAAAGATATTTAACTGGTTCAGTTGGCGGAAGAGCTGCAAAAGCTGTTTGCAGCATTTCGGGTGACGATCTTGCTACTGAAGATGATTCCGGTCGCCCCCGTATGCCCAAGTTTAAGAGGGGTAAAGTTTACAAGGGCAAATTAGCATACATTGATATGCAAGATATTTCGTTTAAAGAGTATTCATTTGTGAATCAGCCAGCAGATCAAAAGTCTGGAGTTAGATCCACAAAGGTGCAAGATGGTAAGGCCGAAATCTCCGACTCTGATGGTTGGATCGCAAAGAGCGCTGCTTTTATTCTCAGTATGGATAATGAAGATATTATTTCAATTGAGGAAAATAGATCAATTCTTTCAGATATGAAAAAGAAAGAATCGAAACCAATTTACTTACATTTAAAGGGCGCATTTTTGACTGCACTAGCCCTTCAGGAAAGTGAAAGTTATATAAGTAATGCTAATTCATTACTATCCAATGAAGATTCTGAAAAAAATAATTCTGAGGAGACTCATAGCATGAAAGATGTTAATAAAGAAGAGGATATCCTAGCTGTAGCCGAAGGGTTAAGCGAGGATCTTTCTAATATAGCAGCTTCTTCTTCCGAAGAGCCTTCAGACGCAGCTGATGAAAAAGTTGCCGAAGAGGCTTCAGAAGAAAAAGCCGAAGAGGTTTCAGAAGAGTCTGCTTCAACAGATTCAGAAGAAAAGAACTCAGCTGACGATTCAGAAGAGGCGGATGTACAGACTGTAGATTCCGAAAATGCTGAAAAGCCAGAAGAGTCATCGGTTGAAACAACTGATGAGAATCAAGAAGAGGCCGAAGAGGTTGATCAGCTCAGCGATAACAAAGAGGGCGTTGAGCAAGATGTCGATCCACTTAAGGCCAGAATTCAACTTCTTGAAGAAGAAAATGCAAAGCTCAAAGGCGCTCTGCATAGAACTTTGGTTGAAAGAGTTGTTGATACCAAGATTGGTTTAGGTTATGAGTCTGTTGATGATCGTGAAAAATTGATCGAAGAGCACGCTGCTCGTACAGCTTCATCGCTAGCCGATAGTCTCAGAGATTTGGCTAAGGCCCCAGCAAAGACTGGTAAAAGAGTCTCTAATTTTGCTGGCATGCCAGAAGTCACTTCTGAGGCAGAGGTAACTGAGTCTGAAGACAATGTTTTGACTTTGGATAAAGAGGAAGAAACCAGCAAGCCTGGTTCCTCTGTAGATTCTTTCGAACAGGTTCTAGTAGACGCCCTCATGGGCAGACGTAAACTTTAATAATTAAGGAGATAAAAAATGAGTTTAGCAAAGTTCCGCAAGGTTCATAGCAAAACAGGCGCTGGCCGGTTTGTTGTTTCTGAGGGCGTAGCCCCCAGTGCATACTTGCTTCCCCATCCTGGTTTGCCAACATGGTATCTAGACAGCGAAGATGATCGTTTCGAGATCGTCATTCCTAAGGGTACTATCCTTTCAGTGGTAGCCGACAGCAATGGCGATGCCCGGGTTGTACCAGCTAATGGTACAAGCTCAAACAAGAGCTGGGGCGACGTAATGCCTAGCTGGGACCCACAAGATGGCGCTACACCAACATCAACAAGCGGCTCAACCGATACCGTAACAGTATCAGCTCGCTCAATTCCAGTTGGTTGCGCACAATATGATCTCTACAGACCATTTGATAAGGGCACATCGCAAGGTGCTGGCTTTATTACTCACGGCTATGTAGAGTATCCCATGGTTGCTGGCATTAATGACGATGTAACAGTTGGGTCACTAATTCGTTCCGATTTCATGGGACGTCCAGTGGCTGCAGCTGCTGCCGATCTTCAGGACTATGCCTACCTCCAGGTCGGTAAGGTTATTGAGGTTGAGAAGTTTGCTACAAACTTCGATGACGGCCTCCTTAGCTACATGCAGCTCCCATCAGATCCAGGTGCACTAAAGACAGTATACGAACTTACTCGTAGCGGAAGCTACAGCGGTAAGCTCGGTATTCGTGCAAACCTAGATGTATACAATGTCATTGGTGCTTTCCGCGTCAATTTGACACTCTAATCAAAACAATAACACAGGAGGAATATTCCTAAGATGAGTAAGACAATCCAAGAGCTCCTCTCTGGTCTCCCAGCTTGGGAGGCTGCACTGACTGAGGACGGGTATATCGATGCAGACAATAGAGTAACCATTAAGGAGGCTTTTGCTTCACCAGACGCAGCAGCCCTTTTCCCCAAGGTTCTCTCTCGTACGCTAAGAGAAGCAGCTGAGCCACAGCTTCTTGTGACCCCCCTGCTTTCCACTGTTCGTCTCGGTAAGGGGCGTTCTTTGGAGTTCCCAGCAGTCAATGCTATCCAAGCGGCTGAGATTCCAGAAGGCCAAGAATATCCAGAGCAAGCACTCGCCTTTGCAAAGCAGGTAGAGGGCAAAGTTTCAAAGAAGGGTGTAAAGCTAGCTTTCACTGAGGAAGTAATCGCTGACTCACTTTGGGACATTGTCGGTCTACATGTTCGTGCAGCCGGACGTGCCATGGCTCGTTTAAAAGAGCAGATTGCTCTTAGCCGCTTCAAGGATGCAGCAACTATCGTTTTTGACAACGATAGCGGTTCATATGATGACACAACAGGTCTTGACATTAATGGCGCTGCCAATCAGACAATTACCTGGGATGACATCGTGGACATGGCTGCTGTTCTCATGGCTGAAAATCATGTACCAACAGACTTTATTCTTCACCCCCTAATGTGGTCGGTATTCCTCAAGGATTCCATCTTCCATGCCGGTGGTGCAGCTTCTGGTGTTGGCACAAGTTGGGGATATCGTCCTCAGTCAGCTGAGGGTGCCCTTAATTCAACAGCTCCAATGGGACTAAATGTCCTTGTTTCACCATTCGTAAGCTTTACCGCTAAGAGTGGTGCAACTGCAGCTAAGTCAGACTTGTTCTTGATCGACCGTAACGAGGTAGGTACACTTCTCGTTAAGGACGACATGAGCACCGATCAGTTCGATGATCCAAGTCGCGACCTTCGTTCACTAAAGATGAAGGAGCGGTATGACATCGTAATGCTAGGTGACGGCGAAGGTATTACCGTAGCTAAGAACGTCAGACTCAGCCGTAACTATGAAGTACAGGTTACTAACGATATAGCCTGATAGAAAACCTTAGGGTCGTTATAGTTACAAATTACCCTAAAGCTTGGGGGTGGTGGAGAAATCCGCCACCCCCTCTGCTTTTATTGGATTTCTTTTATTACTATTAAAATAGGTTTTATTGATGGAGTGTGTTTAGTGAGCTTGTATTTAATAGACAACGCTACCGTAACTGTTAATACAGTTAATATTAAGTTTGGTAGAACAATAAAAATAGCTTCTTTAGTAAATGCTAACTTTACACTGTTTACCGACGCTGCTACACCGGTTCAAATTAGTTCTGCTTTTAGAACCATAAATACAATAACTGATTATAATCAGATTAGTAGAACTTTAACGCTTTATTGGAACGTTGTTTTATCTTCTGGTTCAGATTATATTATTAAGGTAGCTAATTTAGTAGATTCCTCTGGCTTAACTGTTCCAGAGGAACAGATAAGCTTTACTAGCCAAACTAATTCTGCTACACCGTCTATTCTTCAAGAAACTCAAGGGACTGTTCTTAATGAGGTTCTAATTGAAGATAAATCAGTTAGGGTAGACATAGAAACCGGATATCAGATTCTGGCAAAAAATCCAGATTTTTATATTATTTCTACAGATCCTTCAACGGGTAGCTTTTACTTAAATAATGATGAGAATAATGGACGAGTCACTATAAACTTTAGTTCACGTCCAGCATCAAACTTTTTGACCTCAAAATATTTTAAAGCTCAGAGAAAAAAAATACAGAAAACACCTTCTAGATGGGAGGCTGTAGACGCACAGGTGTCAATGCACTCATGGAGGGCTGATGTTTATGTGGACTTCCCATCTGACGACGCTACACCAGTTTATTCTACTGATGATAAAACATACTTTGAGTCTGGCTATAAGTATAGGGTTATTGTTTCTTCCGAAGTTGGTCCGTGATGGCTAATGCACTGTACGCAAAAGCTAAAGAGGCCTTACTTGAGGGTTTATTGGATTTAACTGATAATAATATTAAAGTGGCATTAATAAAAAATACTTATTCTGTAAATTTAAATACTCATGAGTTTTTGTCAGATATATCAGGATCTGCTATCGCCGGATACTCAAATATTTTAACTGGCAAATCAACCTCTCTTGGCATCTTTGATGCAGAGAATATAACAATAGAGGATTATGGTAATTCTGGATTTTCTTATTTGGTTATATATAGAGATACCGGTACTGCAGCTACTTCTAGATTAATTGCATACATTGATACGGCTACTGGCTTACCAGTTAACGCTACCGCAGATGTTATTTCAATTACGATAAATTGGAGTAATGATACTTATAAAATATTTGGACTATAAAGGATATTTATGACTACTTCATATCCCGGAACATTAGATAATTTTGTAAACCCAACCGCTACAGATAAGCTAAATTCTGCAACGGTACCACATCATCAGCAGCACACGGATTTGAACGACGCTGTTGAGGCAATAGAGACGGTCCTTGGCTTAAGCCCAGCAGGCGCCCATTTGACAGTTAAAGACAGAATAATCGCAGCAGAATCTGCTATAGCTACTCAATCGGTTTTAAATGGTTTAACTGATGTTACTATATCAACAGCTAATCCTGGTGATGTTTTGCGTTACAACGGCTCTGCCTGGGTAAATTATGGTGAAGAAAATCTTGTTGATGGAGGAAACTTTTAACAATGGCTAATACAATTAGAATCAAAAGAAGGGCATCTGGAGGATCTGGAGCGCCGAGCAGCTTAGAGAACGCAGAACTGGCATTTAACGAGGTTAATGACGTACTCTATTATGGTGAGGGTACTGGTGGGGCAGGCGGTACAGCTACCACCATACTTGCTATTGGTGGATCTGGTGCTTTTGTAACTCTATCAAGTGATCAGACAATTTCTGGAAATAAAACATTTTCTGGAACAGTAGCTTTAGGTTCTTCTGCTACTGCAACAACACAAAGTCCAGGAGACAATACTACCAAAGTCGCAACCACAGCTTATGTTGATTCAGCCATAACTGCATCTACTTATACATTCACTTTAGCTGGAGACTCTGGAACCTCTCAAACTGTAGACGATAATGAAACTGCGACTATTGCCGGTGGAACCGGCCTATCTTCAGTTGCATCATCGTCAAATACCATAACCTTAAATCTTGATGATACAGCAGTCACCCCGGGGTCATACGGGACAAGTACAGCCGTGGGTTCATTTACTGTTGATGCACAGGGTAGATTGACTTCAGCTAGTAATACAAATATTAGAACAGCAACTAGCTCTGTAACCGGTTTAGCTTCTTTTGATTCTACAGACTTTACAGTTACAAGCGGAGCAGTTACGCTCAACGCTGAAAGAATTCAAGATATTGTTGGAGGAATGGTTTCCGACAATGTAGAGTCTGGAATAAGCGTATCTTATGACGATACAAATGGAAAATTAGATTTCAATGTAAATGATCCAACTATAACAATTGCAGGTGATGTAGACGGAAGCGCCACGATGACTAATCTTGGCAATACTACAATTACAGTAACCCTTGATACAGTAAATGACGATGCAGGCACACATGGTTCTTCTACCGCAATTCCTGTTATTACAATTAATGAAAAAGGTTTAGTAACAAATGTTACAACAGCCTCAATTTCTACTACCCTTAATATTGCTGGTGACACTGGAACTCCTGATGGAGTAGCTCTTGCAAGTGATACTTTAACAATTTCTGGTGGAGAGGGAATAGATACAGCTGTAACTAATAACACTATTACAATTTCCGGAGAAGATGCAACAACTTCCAATAAAGGTATTGCATCTTTTAACTCAGATAGCTTTTCGGTTAGCTCTGGCGCAGTGTCAATTAAGTCAGGTGGTGTAAGCAATAGTCAGCTAGCTAATTCATCAATAACAATAGGAACCACAAGTACTTCATTGGGTTCAACAAGTTTAGCTTTAGCAGGGTTACAACAAATTGACATTGACAATATTCGTATTGATGGAAATACAATTTCTGCTACAGATACTAATGGAGGAATTTCATTAGATCCAAATGGAACTGGTCATGTCTCGGTTAATAACGCAAGAATAGAAAACTTAGCAAATCCAGAAAATCCACAAGACGCAGCCACTAAAGCCTATGTCGATTCTGCAACTCAGGGATTGCACATTCATGCAACAGTAAAAGCGGCAACTGGAGCTACATTGGCCACAATTACAGGCGGATCTGTCACCTATAGCAATGGTACAGATGGAGTTGGGGCTACTCTAACTTTGGGAACAGCACTTACTGCCCTGGATAATTATAACCTCCAAAATGGAGATAGAATTTTAGTTAAAAATCAGGCAACAGCAGCACATAACGGTATTTATACATGGGCAACTGGTGGCACAGTTTTAACAAGAGCTACTGACTTTGATTCAGCAGCAGAAATCGCCGGTGGTGACTTTGTATTCGTAGACAATGGTGATAATTATGGCAACACCGGTTGGGTTTGTGCTGATGAAGTCAATACAGTGGGCACCGATGCTGTAAACTGGATCCAGTTCTCAGGTGCAGGAACCTATTTGGCTGGTACCGGTTTGGTATTAGATGGTTCTACTTTTAATATTAACTTGGCTACAAATAGTGGTTTGTTAATTACTTCAGATGAATTGCAAGTCAATAGCACAATAGCTGGCAATGGTTTAACTTTTTCCAATGGTGTTATAGCTGTTGGCGGTACTTCTGACAGAATTTCAGTAACATCAGACGCAATTGATATTGCGTCAACTTATGTAGGTCAAAACAGCATAACCACACTTGGTACGATAACTTCTGGTACATGGAATGGCACTACTATTGCAATAGCCAATGGCGGCACTGGCGCAACCAATACTACTGACGCAAGAGCAAATCTTGGGTTAGCTATTGGCACAAATGTCCAAGCATACGATGCTGAGTTGGCTGCTATAGCAGGGTTAACATCTGCTGCAGATAAGTTGCCATACTTTACAGGAAGTGGCACCGCTGCCTTAGCTGACTTTACCTCATTTGGTCGCTCACTTGTTGATGATGCTGATGCATCAGCCGCTAGAACAACTCTGGGACTTGGAACTATAGCTACCCAGAATTCAAATAATGTTTCGATTACTGGTGGCTCAATAGACAATATAACTATAGACGGTGGGACCTTCTGATAGAAGGAATTTAAATGAAATATGATGGTGATATAGCATATAATCAAGAGCATTATCAATATAATGGGTTATATGTAGTATCACCAGAGGCTTTTGGTTTAAGTCCTACATTTGGTAATTTAAATTTATTAAAAGTAATAGTCTTAAAGCCACCTTCTATAACAAGTACATTAGTTTTTGTTCCATCTCCCTCAGTAGTAATTCCAACCGGTGTTATAGAAAATTCGGAAACTTCTTCATCAATAGATTTTTCTGCATTTGACGGATATGGTTCAATAGAGTTTGACAAAATCAATGCAGAAGCATATGCAATAGCAGGTTCTCAGGGAATCAATTCAGATAGCTCTGGTTATATAGCTATATCGGTAGATAAAAATGAATCCTATGCATTTGCTACTGCAGATACTATAGTTTTTGATAATAACTCTGCTGGCACAATAGATGTTACTATTATATCTAACGTATAAATAAATAAGGGGTTTTATGTCTACAGACAGAATTGTAATAAACGATACGGTTAGAATAACGGTTAAATTTAAAGATATAGACACTTCAGGTAATGAAGTGGACTTGTCACCGGTTCCCCCTGTAGCTGTTGTTATAAAAAATTCAGCAGGTACTACGGTAGAGTCAGGCAACGCTACAGCTAGCTCTTCTTCAGTTTATACATATGATTTTACTCCAGCTTCAGCAGACACATATTCTGTTAAATTTACTGGGATGTTAAGTAGTGGCAATTCGGTTGTAGTTGAACAAAAGCTATACGTTAGTTCTACAATTACGGAATATCAGCCGACCATCACCCTAAAGTCTGATGAAACAATTATTTTTGCCCCAGACGTTAAGCCCCTATACCTTGATCCAGAAGAACTTCTCGCATACTTTCCAGACGCTTCCCTATTAGAGATAGGGGAAATAATACATAATTATTCCAATGAAGTTAAGGCTTTATATAACCTTCTTGATGAAGAAGATGGATCTGGTCTATCTTTTACTGTTTTAGAATATATAAAAGCAGCAACGGCTTGTGAGTTAAGCAGAACTTATGGCTTTGGTGGAGATGATGAAGTGTCAGTTCGACTCGGGGATTTCTCCCTCACCAACAGGTCCATGCCAAGAACAAAAGTTACCAGAGACAATGCCACAACATGGTGTCAGATAGCAGCCTCTCTAAGAAAAGAAATGCTAGCCGGCAAAGTCGGTCCTAGAGGTTTCCAGATGAAGAACTTGCCCAGCGGAGGGCTTCCTGTGACATCAGGAAAGATACCAGAAGTAGAAACCGGTAAAATAGTATATCTGTCAGACAGAGAGCTATACGGCCCAGGAAGAAGTGTCCCTCCTCACGACGACCCTATGCCAAGAAGAGGCTTTAAGAAGTATGATTGATATAAAAAGAAGTTTTAAAAAAGTCCTTCGAGAATGGGGCCATGATATCTACATGCAAAGGATATTGTCAAATGGTAATCATTCAAATAAATTTGAAAGGGTTACAACTCGTCAAGTTGGTCAATCTGGCGTAACTAACTCTCTTTCAACCTCAGAAGCTCAGGATGGATTATTCACAAAATATGACGCTGTATATTATTTTGAGGATCATATCAATCCAAAAGAGGGCGACAGGATATATGAAAATTTTTCTTTAAAAGTAAATAAAAATTACACTATGTTCACTATAGATGCTGTTACTGCAGTAAGGGGGCGCATGGGTAAGATAGACTATTGGATCGTAGGCGCCACAAGAGAGAGATAAAATGATAGTTTTATCAAAAGGACAAACAGCAGAATTTAAATTTGTTTTTACTGATTATGATGGATCAATTTACGATCCCGGCAATCTATCTACTCCGGTAGATGTAGTAGTTTATGTTCTCAGAGGAGACACTGGTTCTGGGCCGGTTATTGATGGTCCATTTTCTTTATTATTAGATAACGCTAATGAAAATAATAATTCAATAATTAGATCAGGTGTTGGCGAATACACTTTCACCTATAAAGTCCCTCAAAATCTATATGAATATGTTTATACGATAATAGCTAGAACAAGTAGCAATGTTCAAAACATAAACGCAACAGCAACTTTTCAGGTAAAAAATTCTACAAATGAAGTTTCATCAGTAACGATAACTTCACCAAAGTCTTCTGTCATAAACTATAAGCCAACTTATCAACAATTGGATAGAAGAAATACCAGTACAATACTATTACTGGGGCACGCAGATGGCATGCAATTGAATTATCCAATCCGAATTAACTCTATTCAACACGCTGTTGATTTAATGGGGGCCAACACTAGTAGTCCCCTTTTAAGAGGGGTGCTGGATGCCTACTCATGTGGCGCTAGGGATATTATGATTTGCGCTGTTGCTCCAATGTCAGAGTATGTAGAAAGCTATGCTCAAAGAAATTTGTCAACAACAGTATTTTCTATCAACGACGCCACACCGGGCACCCAAAGTACTTTTTATCAAAGATACTATGATCGATTGGCGCAAACGTATGAGGATATAATCGATTTGGATTTTGTTGATATTGTGGTACCTTTGGAGACTAGTATCATGAATACTGGTGGGGTTGATTTTACTACTCAATTAGCAAATTATTGTTCGTCGTTTCACAATTCTACAGGTTTTGTTCAAATGGGAATTATTGGTTCAAGATCAGACGGAATGAAGTCTTCAGATATAGATATATTGGAAGCTAATTCTTTATTTACTAATAAATTTACAACCTACTTAGATGGCCAAATAGCCTCAGACAAGGGTAGGTATGTGATACCTGTTTATGGAGAACTGGTATTCCAGCATCCGCAACTTAAGATAAGTTATACCTCAACTGTCGCTGCAGCATACGCCGGAATGGTCGCCGCCAATCAACAGGCAAAAGCTTTAATTAGAACGAGAATACCCGGTGCCTTATCTATATTTGGCTCAGATTTAACCTATTCAGAATATGAAAGACTAGAAGTCTTAGGTATTAATACGGTCTATAGAGGAAGAAAGACTAGAAGAGCTGTTCCCTTTGAAACCTATGTTACCAATGAGTATACTATGGCTAATCAGGACTCGGTTTTTAGTAAGCTATTTCAAATGAGACTGGTTACGGCAGTTGTAAGTGAAATAAAGGGAATAGCAGCATCTGGGCATGATTTACTCGGATTTGACAATATTATTGATGAGTCCAAAAAATATCTACAGTACTTAAAAGTTAATAAAGCCATATTAGATTATTCTTTTAACGCAAGATTTTCTGATTCGACAAAAGGTAAGTTAATTTTTGATATAGAATTAATATCATATTTTGCTATTAAGAAAATTAATTTTTCTTTAGCAGCTGGTCCAGGAGCTTAACATGGCATATATTAATAGAGATTTTCCCAGTTTTTCCGAAAACTTAAGATACGCATATCCGCAATTACAAGCTCCTGGGTATAGGAGATTGGATCAAGATGGTGTTGAAGAAGTTTATTCTGGTAACTTAAGCTATCTAGAGTTTATTGGTTTAGTTAAAAAAATGTGGGAAGAAAGTTATCCAGCAATACCAATCCTTCCTTTAAGTATAAATAGGGAAACTTCCGTAACCTATAAGGACAATGGTGGAACAGATGTTACTTCTGGGGATCTTTCTTCTGCGCCATCTTCGACATATGTTGGGCTTGATGAATTTCCCGCAATTATAGGTTATCACTTGGAATTAAGAAAGGCTCATACTACTGAGCCAAAGCCAAGAATGAGACAAAATGTATTGTCTAACACTGTGACTATTTATGGTCAGCGTTTTCAGAATATTGTTGGCTTTACTGTTATGTCTAAAGTTGGCACTTTTCAGGGGTCGAATGGCTCAACTACTAGAGACGACCTTGATGCAGCGGTTTTGTGCGATCAGGTTATTGAAGCTTTCGAAGATTTTATGTTGGAATACACCTCTATTTTTAAGGCTGCAGGAGCATCTGAGCTAGTTTATTCTAGGCGTTTGTCTGATTCAGAAATCAATCGTGAAGGCAAAGATGTACACAAGAGAACTGTAACCTACATGCTAACTACAGAAAAGACCTTCGCAATGTCCAATAGAAGAATTGAGAAGATTGTAGTTGATGCAAGAACTTGGATGGCCTACGAAAAGCAGTTATTAAGAGATCAATTGGCGACCCCTAATTATGAGGGTACAACGGGTAATATTATTGATTTATTCCAAACAGCAACTCCAAACACGTGAAATGGTATATATAAAAATCCTCCCAATTTAACTTTGTAGTTGTTTTTATAAGTTATGTGTTACTATAGTTGAAGATTCAAAAAAGTTTATTATTTGGAGGATTGAAACCAATATGGCTATACCTGGAGTAAAAACATTAATTAGAGATCGCTTCTACAGTGTATCACGTCAGGATACACCTGTTGGTCCTAGAATAGTTGCAATAGCACGTCGTAGCACAGCAAACAATACTGGCTCAGTAGCAGATCTTGACGTCGTTAGAGCCACAAATGAAGCAGACGTTATCACCGCCTTTGGCGATGGTTCAGACGCTCACCGCGCTTATTTGGAGCTTGTTTTGGCTGGAGCTGGAAGAATTTACATTGTTCCACTTCCTTCCGACACAAAATGGGACACTGACCCCGTGAGCCCTACAAGCACTGGAACTGTAACAAGTTCTTCTTATGGTGGATCTGTTTTCGACGCCGCATTCATTGCTGCCGAAGCTGCTATCCCTGACATTATTATTCCTTGGGGTAGAGGAGCTCATCCAAATGACTGGCAAGACCCAGCCACACCTAGCGATGACGCTTCGTATGGTTTCGTTGCAGATAATACTACTACGGTTTCAAGCAACTGGGCTTATCAAGTAGCCGCAAAGGTTAAGGATATCTCAGAGAATATTAACCCCTGTATTGCAGTTATGGGCATCAAGCCATATTATAGCACCACAGAGGTTATGACACCCGGTCAGGTCTCTACACACTTGGCCTTGTCAGGTCTTCCAGACAGAAATGCTAGCGCTCTCCTCAAAGAGGTGGGCCCGTACGTTGTCGTGGTTGCTGCAGAAGTCAAGCCCGTAAACTATCAGTCTGGCACAACAGAGTTTGGTTATGCTAACGGTGCTGCTCACGTAGCTGGCGCCTTAAGCCTTCTTCCTTCATACAGCTCATTGGTAAATAAGGCTCTCTACAATGTAGAGGCTCTTCGCTATGCTCCTTCTAGAACTCAGCAAGCAGCTCTCGGCGCCAAGGGTGTTAATACCGTTGTTGTAAACTTTAATAAAATTCCAGTATTCGGAGAAGGCCTAACATTTGGATGGGCAACATCAGACTATACTCGTCTCTCAACAAAGAGAATCATAGACGACGCAACATCAGTTGTGAGACAAGCCTGCCAGAGATTTGTTGGTGAACCATCAAACATTCAGACAAGAAATGCGATGGAAACAGCTATCACTTCTGGCTTGAGAGGTATGCAAATCGTAGGAGCCTTGCTTGGTAGCGACTTTACAGTCTCATACATACCAAACGAAAACAAGGCGATTGTAGACCTCATTTTAACACCTGCCTTCGAGCTCAAGGAGATCGAAGTCAGAGTAGCCATTAATCTATAATAATTACCGATTAGGAGGGTAAAACAAAATGGCAGCAGAGGAATATACATCAGTTAATAAGTATCTTAATACTTATACCACATTCTCAGGTGCAGACATTGTAGCTACATTTGGTGGAGTAGAAATTGGTGCTCTTTCGGGCATCACGTTCTCAGTAACCAGAGAAAAGGCCCCAATCTATACCATGGGATCACCCAATCCACGCTCTTTCTCAAGAGGCAAAAGAGGTATCGCTGGTTCATTGATCTTCACAGTCTTTGACCGCCCCGCTTTGTACAAGATGTTGGATCAGAACTACTCACAAAATAGACCTATGGACTTCTACACCAGAAGCCACAATACCCTTCCTGGCGACAATGGCCACAGAAGAGGTATTGCTGATGTCAATGAGCAGAAGACCGGAGTAGTTAGAAAGGTTCCTTTCTATGCTGACCAAATTCCACCTTTTGACATTACTATAACATTTGCCAACGAGTATGGTCAGGCCGCTGTCAGATCAATATTCGGTGTAGAGCTCCTCAATGAGGGTTCTGGCGCTTCTATGGATGACATCGTCATTGAAGAAACAATGACATATGTTGCCCGTGAACTTGGCCCCATGTACACAATTAGAAATGACACTCTTGTTGATCCAACCAACTTGGTAGGAATACCACCCGAAGGATTGAATACAACAATCATCAGACCCTGATAATTTTTAGTGTCGACAAAATAAGTGCATGGGAGGTATCTTCCATGCACTTATTTATTTTTTGGAGATTTTAATGGCAGAAATTAAAACATTTACTTTTAGAAAAAGTAAACAAGAAGAACCAGTCCAGCAAAGTGGCAATGATCTTTATGATTGGGAAAAATATTTATCTACAATGTCATTTTCTGGCGCAGATGCTGTTGCCACAATTGTTTTACCGGTAATTGGTCCAGACGGAAATGTTGAGTCTCAAGGAGATTCTATAAATCTGGGAGAATTACAGACAATTTCCTATTCTATTCACAGAGAAAACTCTCCAGTAAGAACCCTCGGCCACGTAAATGTTAGGGGTTTTATAAAGGGTGGCAGAACCATCGCCGGAAGTTTAATATTTACGGTGTTTAACGAATATGCTTTTTATCGCATAAAAGAATTTAAACAGTATTTAGCGAGAAAAACAGGATATTTTGCACCCTTAGCGGATATGTTACCACCATTTGATATTGTTATTACATTCTTTAATGAATATGGTATTGGTTCAAAAATGAAGATATTTGGAGTAACCATAGTTGACGAAGGTCAAACACTATCTATAGACGACCTAATTACTGAACAGACTTATACTTACATGGCAAGAGGTATACAGCCCTTAGTTAGAATGCCAGATGACAGTACGGTGCCTAGGGATACCTCTTACACCGATGAAATGAAAGCCAGAGATCAAATTAGTACAAATGTTTTTGGTGATCTGATTATTTCTGATCTGGCTGAACTTCAAAAGCAGGTTGAAGAAACCGAATACTATAATACAAATTACAATAGGCCAACAGTTCCAGCTCAGGTTATGCCTCCTGGAAGACTACATCTGTAGAAAGGTAATATTATGCCAGCACCAATTGCCCAGGTTTTCCCTGGGGTATTTTCCAATAACGCCAGGAAAGAATTTAATCCAATAAATGAAAAATTAGATTTAACTTGGAGCGGTGGTGCTTCTGACGATAGAAGATTTAGTAATTACTATGATTATTATTTCAGTGGGGAAGACATCAAGATTTTTATTGATGGATTATTTGATCCCAATGATGAATTAGACATAGCAACTTTTGCATTCAATGTCCGTCAAGAAAAACAGCCTTTGTATGGGTTTTGGTCATACAACTACGATGCCATAATGTATGGAACCAGAATCATAACTGGGGAAATTGCTTTGTATACTAGATATCCAAGAAGAATGACAGATTTACTAGAAAAAGCAGCATCAACTAGATCTGCAATAGCAAATGATAAAAGCGCTCCAGGTAGAGTTCTATCAAATCTAAGAAGCCAATTAGAGACAGAAGAAGATGAGGCTTTAATAAATAAATATTGGGAAAGAGGTCAGCTAGATAGAATTACCGATGATCCTTTCGCTAAAAATGTTGTAGATTCCGATAGAAATATCTTTAGTGCACATCCTCCATTTAATTTTGTTGTAGTTTATGGAATGGAAGAAGTGGCTTTGTCGCCAAAAAATCTGTTTCAAACAGACACTAATGATGTAGAATTTAATGGTTCTTTAGATAATTTATCTCGAACAATGTTGTCTGATGTTAATCAGAGAGTGGTAAAATCTACTTCGTTAAGTTCTCCAATGAAAATTGTTATACAAGAAGTTAACTTAATAAATATGTCAACGGTATATGCTCCAGGTGGACAGCCGGTTGTTGAAACCTATCAGTTTATGGCAAGAGATCATTATTTTACTGAAGTAGATACAACATTCATAAAGAGAGCTTCTGCTGCGAACGTTTCTTCTGGTCCGTTAGCACCTTTGGCAATTGCGGAGAATTTAAATTATGTAACAAACTGGGGGCAAACATTGGGTGGTTTAGCACCTATAATATGATTATGATATAATGTATAGTGATTAGTTCAAGGAGATATTATGGATAATAAAAGAAAAGTTGTTTTACAGAATCTAGAAATAGAAGACACAAATACCTCTCAGGAAATTAACTTTACGCTTTCAGGCTCCGATGATCCGAGCGCTCTAGATGTTGAGCTGGAAGATAATGAGGAGTTTTTGGCAGATATCGCTGAAGAAGAGCAAAAGCAATATACTGATATTGAAGAGGTTCCAGATGAAGAAGAGATCTGGAAAGATGGCCCTAAGGCTGGGGTCGTTAAGGAATGGAAAAAGCAGTACGGTGACATTTACGTCACCTCAATTACATATGATAAGCATGTTGTATGGCGTGTTCTTAACAGAGCTGAATATAAGCAGATTGTTAAGAAAATGGAGCAGCTGGTTCAGTCTGGACAGTTGTCGACAGCCGAAGCTAATATGTGGAATGAGGAAACAATAGCAGAACTCTGCATGCTGTATCCTAGATTTGACAAAGCTAATGCAGTTGGTTTTATGGCCGGTTTGCCATCGCTAATCTCGCAAGAGGTATTAGAGGCTTCTGGATTCGTGGCACTAGAGGTAAGACAGTTATAAAATGTTAACAGCTGATATTATTTTTTCTTTAAAAAATAAATACGGCAACATTTATAGTGTTAATATAAAAAATCAAACTGTTGTTTTCAGAGAATTAACATTCAAAGAATATGATAAAATTCTTTATCTAAAAACACTAGAAGATGTTGATTCTTCTGATATTGAAGATGTTATCCTTGAATTCGCCGTAATATACCCGGAGGGCTTCGACACTATGACGATACCTCCGGGTATTGTCGCTAATCTATCCTCCGAAATATTGGATATATCTGGTTTCTTCAGCGCTTCTGTTGCTAAGAGAATTCTTGAAGAAAAAAGATACGAAGCAACTGAAGTTAAAAATTTAATGAAAGCGTTTGTTTTGGCTACTATAACATCGTATGCTCCAGAAGATCTGGAGGATATGACTTTCTCTGAATTAGCAGAAAAAGTAGCTTTATCTGAAAAGATTATAGAGATAAAACAAAATGCTAATGGTATGGAATCTACTGATTTGAAGATTCAATTAATAGATCCTGAAGAGGAAGAGCAAAAACAGAAAATTTCTGCAGCTAGACATAATCTTTCCAAGAAAGATGGCGAAGCTGCTTACGAAGATCCTATTGCTCAAAAGCTGTGGGGCATGAAATAAGTAGGGAAACAAATTGGTTAGAGATCCAGGACCTATTCACAATCTAGGTTATAGCGTAACGTCTAGAGACGTTCCAACTATGATTGATGAAGAAAGGGGAGATGCTCCTAACTCATCATTTATTTCAAAAGCACTAAATGATCATCCTGTTTTAAGATTCGTTTCTACTGCAGCCACCACTATGGCTTCAGCTTTTGTTTTATCAAAGCTCACAAAACAAGGTGGATTAAAATTAGCCAAGACAGTTCAAGATAGAGCAGACAGTGGCGCCAGCAGGTTTGCCTCTAATATTGTTAACGTATTTCCTAAAATTAGAAAAGAGTTAGACGAACTTTCTGGCGTTAGCCGAATGATCGACGGCAATACTCCGGATCAAATCGATCCTTATTCAAGACTTGTTTTTGAGACAGCAGAAGGCAAGCTAACTACTGGCGTTATAAAGCACACAGATCGAGGCTATCACTGGACTGCCGGTGAGATCAGAAGAAGTGGCAAGGGGTTAGAATATGAGACAGCTGGAATATGGGGTTTCCGAGAGGAGTCTCAAGCTCGTTTAGTCTCTTTGGCCCGTAGAACGGCCTATGAGCTCCCTGCAGTGTATGTAGGTCAGAAAGCTATAGTCGATCCAATTTTTGGTGGCAGAGACGATTCTAAGGTTAAATGGTACAACCCTGTAGATGTATTGACAGACTTTGTTAAAGATTCTACGATCAACTTAGTTACAATGATGATTCCAATGGAGGTTGGCGGAGCTGCAATAGGCAACGCAAGATCATCGCTGTCTAATTTTAGATATTCAATGTCTGACCTCGCCAGGTCCACTGGATCAAGTGACCTGAAGACAAACTCTTCAAGGATGTTTGTTAATTTGGCTGACGTTATGTCTGAGGTTGGTCACGACTTAGCTGACATAACTCAAAAGGCTGTAAAGATTTCCGCTCAAACCAGCGGAGCCATTAAGGCAGCTACCACAGAGTATAGCCAGCAAAGAATTGATATCAATGCAATTCTTTCAAGAACAAGAAATTTAAGAGCAAAACAAATATATGAAGACTCTAAAGGTTCAAAGTTAAAGAGGGCTAGAAATGTTGCGACTCAATATGCATTTGGTAATGACGCCAACGGTAACTCTGGATATTTAGATTTATTTCCTGGACTCAGGGGTGTTGGCAGCGCTGTAAGGCAGGGTGTAAATCAGTTCCGTAAGGTTGGACAAGGTTACGATGTAGTAACTAGGGCGATTGACTTTGATGCAGCAGTACAGAAATACGGTGCTGCAAACCCCGACGCTTACAGAGGGCAATTAAAGGGTATAATAAACAATCTTCAAGCTAACTCTACCAATAGAATGTCTATTATGGCCAGTAAAATGGCCAGAACATTTGGTGGGCCAATCGGATCAGATAGCTTTTACTCGTCAGAGTTCTATAAAGGAATGGAACAAACAGAGTATAAAAAGGTTTTATACAAATCTTTAATGGAAAAAACTGCAACATCAGATAGGGATGATTTTGCGAAAACTATAGCAAAGTTTATTGACGATATTGACATCAACAAAACAGCTATGGAGCCATCAAGAAGAGTAACTATAGGTGAAACTAAAATACTACTTGATGGCGATGAACCATTTGATGAAATAATAAATAGGTTCAAGGGAACCTTATCTAAAAATAGGGCAGATGAATTTATTCAAAAGGTTGGAAGCTCTGATGTTTTACAGCAGTCCATTATTGATGCCAACAGGCTTTTTTCTGGAGCAGAGTTTCAGGCAGCATTAAAAGCAAAAGCTAACAAAGGTTATAAAGCATTCCAAGAGCAGGGAATGTTTAAAGTGGCTGGAACAGTTTTAAAAACTAAAAGAGCAGATTTTGAAGATTTCCTTGATTTAGATAATTTGTCTTACGCACAAAAAGATTTTCTAATTAAAAGATCCGCTCAAAGATTGGGGATGAAACTCAAAGCAGCTGATGGCAGAGATCTAAGTAGAGGAGAATTAGGCGAGTCTTTAGGTAAAGTTGGTCTTGATGTAAAAAATCTTGGTCAACTAAGAAGTTTTCTTGTTAGGGAAAAACAAATAAGTTCTGGTGTTTTTGCTAGTGGGTTTAATCTGTTAGGATTAAGACGGGCAACTGTTGATGAGGCAACCCAACGCGGATTGTTTAGTAATTTAGATGAAGAGACTCAAAGTTTTATTAATCAAATGTCTTCCAGCATGGTTAGGGCTGATCCAACAAAAACAGCTTCTAGCGTTTCTGTTCTTCCAGATATTTTTATTACAAAGACTGGTGGTATTCTAGATGTTTCTGGAATAAGGCAAACTGCAAGAAATGTAGGAAACTTTCTAGCCAATGATTTAAGAATACCTGTTCTTGGTTTTAATCCGGCAGACTTATTCGGTAAGCAGTCTTTTAATGAAATGTCTGGAAGGGCTCCCTTTCAGTTTATTCAGGGTAAAGTTTCACAGCCTTTCCTTCAAGGCGCAGACAAATCTGCTGACTTCTACTTATTCTATAGCGGTGGAAAAACAAAAGGTAAAGTTATGGCGTTTAATTATAACGTCATGGCTCAACAGTATACTTCTAGAACCTTGGATGGAACCTTTAGGCCGCTAGCTAAAAACAGCTCACAAATGTTGACTCGTGCAGCTAGAAATGCCGCTGCAGAAAGAGACGCCGAATCCCTTAATTCCTTAAATTATCAAGAAGGCACATTCAGAAGTAGATTTTTTTCTGGTCTATCAAGATTCGGTGTAACACCAGAAAGAGAGTTAAAATTTAGAGAAGCTTTTGATATTAACTATGATCAACCAAACTCTATATTTGGTTTTATGTCTAGATTTTCCAGGAGAAATATTGATCCAGAAAATCCTAGATTTTTTGCACAAGTAATATCTGGGAGAGATATTAATACAAAAGCGGGAACGCTGAGAAAAAACATTGTTAAAGACGCAGACGGCAATGTCCAAAGAGTTAATGTAATTAACGCTGATACTGGCGAAGAAATGGTTTCAGAAAAAGCTTTGTTGGAAGCTTTTGAAGGGTTTAGAAGAAGGGCATTTGGAGCTGGTTTTTCTCGACGTGCAATGAGAGCGATAGAGGATGCTGATCCGTCATTAGCTACGTATTCTGGCGTAAAAGTAAGTCAGCTTCAGAATGTTCAGGAAAAAATAGATTTTGCAAATGTGTTGATCAGAGGTGTCGACAGAGATGCAAATATTTTAAGAAGACAGGGCATAGACGCTGCTACATTGTTCCAAAGTAGAGAGAGAATTAGGAAGGTATTAGAGGAGTCAGACTTGTTATCTGGTTCTCAGATACGGTCAGTTAGCCCAACGATTCTTACAAGAGAAGACCAATTAACAGACGAACTATTTAAGTTTTTAATTCAAAGAAACGAATTAGTTTCAAATAGCACTAGGCAAACATTCGGTCAAAATTTTATTAAGATAAACCAAGCTCTTGCAAATATAGCCAAGGAAATGCCTGCCGGTGAGTTGGCTGAAGCGCAAGCGGCAGCATTTGGAGCATTAACCAACCTAAACTCAGTAAGGGCAAACAGATCTTTTCTAAAAGAAATTGAAGTTCAAAGAAGAGCTCTTGCAAATGTTATAGAGTCTTTAGAAGGTTCTCCGGAATTAGTTCAGCCATTTTTATCTGGTTCAATTGAAAGAGTTGGAGAAATAGGTAAACTTGGTTTAGCTAAAAAATTATTATATCCATCATTAAGCACGGCTTCTTTTAAAATATCGCATTTAGCAACAGATCCACTTGGTTCAGCTACTGGTCCTGGCGCTGACGTTTTGTTGGTTCCCACTTTTGGTAGTGTATTTGCCAGGAATCCTGTTGGAGCATTAAAGAGTGTTGCAGGAATAAATACATACAGTAGTCCAGAAAGCTATTCAAACCTATCTGCTGCAGTATCTCATGGTGTTGAAAGACTTAATAAATATTTTGGCACAGTTGGATTACAGTTAGATGTAAATCAATATGGTTCTCCGTTAGATCTTTTTGCAAGGGGCATGGTAGGCAAAAGAGTTCTGCCACTCTATGCTGGCGGATTAGCTTTCATGACCGCTGATAGAACAATTGGTGGGATGGTCAATGAAAAAGATGCAAGAGGAGAAAGGGTTTATTCTCCATTTTTTGTTGGGGCAGCGACAAAAGCTGTAGGACAAGTTCATGCATTAGGTGCTGGGGTTATGCCTGGTGGAATGAGCTATGAAGAGAAAAAGGAACAGCTTTTTGAGGGAGAGGTGCCGATAAGGCAGGGTCGTTTCTGGCCATTGGGTAATACTCCATTTATGGGCGGAAAGATAATGTATTACAGGCCAAGTATTTATCGCAAGATTGAAGCTGGCTCAATGTTTACTTCTGATACATATGGTTCCCCTATAGAAAGAGCCTTATTCTATACGGACATATCTCCACTACGTCCATTGGATCCATATCGCTTTGAAAGAAAGCATTATGAAGATAGGCCATATCCTATAAGTGGAGAATATTTTTCTGGTCCGTTTGGTCCACTAACTCCCGCACTAAACGCCACAGTAGGCAGGATATTAAAGCCTCAAATAAAAATGCACGAGCAAGAAGTTTCGCAAGCTTTGTCTAATTATGCTCCAGCAGGACAATCTGGAGCTTATGATGCAAGCGCTTACTTGCGACAAGTTTCCATGCCCATGTTGCCCGGACAGGCAGCTCAACAGCAATTTGGGCAAGCTTCCATCGGTGGATTAATACAGGGCGGAACCCCAATTATGTCTATGGGGATTTCTTCTGGTGGACCTGGCCCAGGAATACAAGCATCAGCAAACGCAGAGTTGGCAGGCAGGGCGGGAGCATTAAACACCGCCAAGTATTCCACCATGCAGAGCATAGGACAGATCAATGGTCAGTATACCCAAATGGCATATGGTCCCCCAAAAACTCCAGGTATGATGCCTCCAAGAATAGTTGGTGCGGGATCACCGATTTCTGTTGGCGATCCACAGGTGCAACTTCAAGATTTTGGATATAGAACTCAAGAAGCCTTAGGTATCTATGGTTTCGCTGGTGCCGCATTCAGAGAATCTTTTGGATATGGTCAAGGAGATTTTGAACCACAAAGAGCAGTTTTGCAATCTGCCTCCAAGGCATATGGTATGAGTAGGCAGTTCTGGGATTATAATCTTGGCGGACTTGGTGACGTTCCAATGTTAGGTGGAAGAAATTTTGGTTCAATAGAATTTTCTGAAATAACTAGAAGATTTATACCAAAAGAAAGAACTGGTGTTGATTATCTGAATCCAATACAAAACACTATGGGCAAACAATATCCATTTTTGCCAGGGCCAGAATATTATTTAGATTTCACTAGAGGAGATCCTTTTACCAAGGTTCAAGAAGGTGAACTCCGTTTGCCTGGAGTCGCTTACGAAAGATTGAATCAACTGCATTCAGATGAAACTGGAAGATATGGTTTATTAGATCAATTTAAAATACTTGGAGATGTTGCCCCTTACTCTAAGCAGTATAGGTATTTAGATAAAAAAATTAATAGTTATTTAGATGATCCATCAGAAAAGCTGCAGGCTGACAGTATTAGAGAAAGAGTAGCTTCTATACAGCAGAGGGAAACTTTCTCTGAATATAGTCATGTCGGCAAAACTGCTCAAGAAGCTGGCACTAACCCTCTTGTTCACAATCTATCTAGAGCGGCAGAATATATTGCCCACAGAGATACTTTTATAAATAGAAAGTTTATCAATAAACAAACGGCAGTGGAGGACTGGGAAAGAAACAATGTTTACGGAGCTACATTCCCAGAGTGGCAGAGACCATTCGAAAGCTTCATAGAACCAATGATTAACAAAGCTGCTGACAGAAATCCATTAGCAGCATCTGCAAGCTTGGCTGCTGCAGGACTTTTTGCGGGTAGAACGCAACCAGGAAAACTGGTCATGTCTGGCCTAGGTGCCATTACCGGATTAGCAGCTTCTACAGGGGCTAATATTCAAGAGGCAATAACTGGAGAAAGATTTATTCCAACGGAAAGAAAAAAGGAATTAGCTCTTGAAGAGTATTCTGATATTTTAAGCTACGTAAAAAATACAAGATTAGCTAACATGGCGGAATCATCGGGGGACGCAGCAGCAGCTTTTCAGTTTAGATCAGCAGCAAAAAGGACAATGTATGGTGCGCCAATAGAAGATATTGGCACAGGCAAATATGGAAGCGATGTAGAGTCTCTTTCTTTGGCTATCCCTAAAAGAAAAAGGGAGCATTTTAAAGCAATGATAAATGCTCCAGAAGAAGATAGGGGAAGAATACTTTCTACGGCTGGAAGATTGGAAAGAAGAATATACGAGGCAGCGTGGGGTATGCCAGTTGAAAAACGTCCAGAATTAACAGATTATTTTAGTAGGCATGAATTACCCGATGAGGGATGGGAAGGTTGGCATCCAAATACAAATATGGATTCTGTTAAAATTAAAATAGGACAGCACATGGGTCTTGAAATGTCTCAAATGGGTTACTATCCTCAACAGATAAGAGAAGCTAATCTAGCCAATCCCAGCTATCCTCGGTTTGATTATTCTTCAGATTCTAATGCAGACGTATCATATAGATTACGTTCTTTAATGAATGGCATGGGTGTTACTGGTTCAGTTACTCCGGTCATGAATCCGTTTGGTGGTCAGCAAATTGACATAAGTGCAGGGGTTAGGTAGTAATGTTAGGAAAAATAGCTAGCTTCCTAGAAAGACGAAAGCAAGAGATTCCTGAATATGAATCTTTTACTGACTATATGGCTGCGTACCTGTCTCCTTTGTCCCCAGAAAAGCAGGTTAGGGCAGCTAGAAGAATAATGACTAAAATACCTAGTGGTCGACTAATGGAACCATTTGTTGATCCAGCTGATAATATTTTAAAATATAGAGCATCTTACTTTGATCCAGAAGAGCAAGGCAGAAAGGTTTTCAATAGCGTAGACGACGCCATAGAGTATTTCTCTGCCCTGCATCTTACTGAAGTTTACAGACTATCAAAAGATGAAGTTCCAGTGGTTTATAGGGGTTATGGTCAGGTTATAAGGGAGATAGAAAAGGTCGCTAGGGAAAAGAAACTTTTTGGAATAGAAGATCTTGAAATGAACATTGCCATCCATAAGGGTGGGCTTGATACTCAACAGGGCGCTGAGGCACTAAAAGCATTTTTTGATGCACAAAAATCAAAAGGCTACGGTTTACTTTTACCTACGGACGATGGTGGTATTGCATTAAATTTAGTTGCTACAATCGCTGGAAAAAAACAGACACTAGGATTAGATCAAACCTTAGAACTAATGCAGGCAGCAAATGTTTCGATCATAGATCCAGACGTATTGGAAGAAGCTATGAAATCTGGAAATAAAAAACTGTCTTCTTTAATTCAAAAGTTAGATAAAAGATTACGTGGCGTTTTGTCGCCAAGAGAAGTGTCCGTTTCTGGTGATGCACTAAGATCAATATTAGATGACGTTGGTAAGCCTGGTCTATCATTTGCTGATTCGATTCTTAACACAGATCCAGTGTTTGAGGCATTGGGGTTAGCTTTAGATGTTGATACGTTGAAAAATGTTTCAAAAATGAAAAACTCGGAAAAAGCCGCAGACGCAGCACAAAGAATAAGAGAGTCTTGGATGATTGGTGGCCAAGATAGATCTAAAGATTTTTATAAAATAATTTTAGATGAAGTAATTCAAGGGCAAAGCGGACCAAATAAAAAACTATTAGGTAAAGAAAGTCAAATATATTCAGATGTCAGTAGCTATTTGAAAATTGCTATGCAAGACGCCATAGATAGTGGGGAGGTGGATATTACTGTCGGAAAATATGGTACGGACGTTTTAAAAAGTAAGTTGGGATTATTAAAAGAGAGTTTAGAAAAAAGCGCAGCTGGTAACGAAAGTGCACTAGGAGAAATAGGTCAAAAATTTAGCATCATTGACGTCCTGCTTGATGAAATAGAAAAGGGATCAGACGGTTCTATGTTGATAAACGATCCGTACACTAGGGCTATTCAAAAAGGTTATCAGTCTGAAATAGATGAATTGAACAAAAAATACGCACAGTCCACTAGTAGGCTAGAGAAAGAAAATATTCTTTTAAAGAGAATGGAAGTTGAAAGGTCAATGCGTCAGTTAGATGAGTCTAAAGGTTTGTCTCAAATAACTGTTCGAGGAAACGTTGTTTTTGATGCAGGGGATCAAACACGTCCTGCCAGAATATTTTCTTTAAAAGGCGCAGCAATGAACGTTGAGTTTACTGGAAGATATACAAAATATTCCATCATTGCGCCAAAGGCGACTACCAAAAGAGAAACTAGAATATCTGGATTAACAGACATTTTAAACCTTTCTGGAACAGGTGAATCTAAGGGCGCAGTCTATGCAGACCCCATGCTTGACGCATTCCATTCAGCAGTATTTGGCTCACCTCAATCGCAACAGTTAGGTAGAGAGTATTCTGCGGCGTTGCAAAAAGAGTTAAATGAAATGTTAAAAGCAAACAGGATTGATGAAGGCGGAAAATTTTATCAATCTTTGTTAAAAGCTACTCAATCACAGTCTGAAGACATATTGGAGACCCAGCAGTTCTCACAAATGATGCACAGGACTATGGCAGAGGAAATACTTGAAATACATAGAAGCGGCGTTCCGTTAGATCAACATCCTAGGGCTATGAATAGAATTTTGGATTTTGCTCAAAAAGAGTTCTTTAAGATCAAAAAGGGAATTCCTCTACCAGTAATGCCTGATGTTTACAGATTTGCTTTAAATGCTGAGTCCACTCAGGTTGGTATATCCAGTGGGAGAATGTTCTTAGATATGGCCGATCAAAATATTGCAATGGATGAAGGATTTAGTCTTAGCACCACTCGTGTCAGATTCTCTAATCACAACCTATTAATGAGCGAAAGGGACGTTATTAGATTCCACCATGCTCTTGGTGGATTCGACCTTGACGACAAAGGCTTGCCGGTTCTTGGAACATATATGTCTAATGGTAAAAGACGTTTGGCTATGGCAATGGCTCGCCAGCCTACGGGTGCAGGTGAAATGATTGGCTTTGTTCGCTTTAATGATATTGAAAGTTATCAAGAGCTATTTGGGCATAACGCGGACTTCATGAAAACGTTAGGTCAAATGATTTCAGATGAAGAGGAGAAGTTAGCGTATCTACAAGGTTCGGGTAGCTCTCCCACTTTGCAAAGATTAAATATATTAAAGCAGAATTTAGAAGGCAAATTTACATCTGAAGAAATGACACGAATTGATCAGTCTGGCTTATTGGATCAACTTGAGGATACGATAATAGATGTTAGAGATAGATTATATGGCGGAAAGGCTAGAACTTTTAATAGAGCATATTTTGAATCATTAGGTGTATTAAAGCAGGGCGCAAGTGCGGTTGATTTTTTTGCTGGGTCTAGATTGGTGGATTTTGCTGGAGTTGATCCAGGTTTAGCTTCTCTCGGTTTTCAAAAATTAAAAACTGAGGTCATGACAATGAATCTTGAAGATGATGTCTTTAAAGCTTTGGAACATCTTATGACAGATCAGCAAAAAACTCAACTAGGTGCAATTAGAAATCAAATACAAACCTTAAAAGCTCCAGCTTTTTCGGGGTTGCCAATACCAGGTTCCATTTACGATGATTCGACACAGCTAGCAGTACTGGAGCAAGCTCAAAAAGATTTAGATAAAGCTTCAAAAGATTTTTATAAAACGTTAAATAGTTTTGGATTAGATAAAGACAAAACGGCCATTGCTATGAACAAATACTATCTTGAAACAATGGAAAAAGCTTCAACGGAAAACGCTAACAATCTTGGTAAGCATGTTAACAGGGCTACTGTAATTGCAGATGGTTTAAATCAATTCGAGAAAGCCTTTGGGTCTGATCAAGCAATCAACGATGCCCTTAGGCAAAAGGGCCTATTAATAGGCTTGCCATCGTCAGAAACCGCAGTGGACATGACTCAAACATTTACTTCCGGAAGATTAAAGTTAAAAATGGACGCTGAAGCCGCTGCCGATCTTAGATACGGTATGGATATTTTTAGAAGAATGTATGGAAATAACTTTGATTTGGAAGAGCACGGCGCAGAAATTGTTAGCAAGTATGGAGAAATGTTTGGTTACCTGCAGCACAGGGGGGACCAGCAATTTGTTCTGGATAAAGCTTTAATTAATTTCGGAAAGCTAAACCAAGATGACCTCAGATCTTTTGCTGAATCCTACATAAAAGGCGCTGAAGCAAGAATGGCTGAAGGAATAAAAACTGATGAAGATTTGACTGCGCTAAAGAATCTGTTTTCTAAGGGGGATGCTCCTAAAAAATCTCAAGTGATAAACGCACTAACAGATATAGGAGTAATTGGTAGAGGTAATCTTTCTAATACAATCGAAGTTGCCCAGCAAGCCGAAGATAGCATTAATGCAGCAAGAAAAAGATTTGGCGATAACATGAAGGAGTTAAGAGATACATTAACTTCTGGTATGGGTAAAAATGTCACTGAAGCACAGTTATCCGCAAAAGCTATTTTGGACGCAAATCAGGATATTTTTGATGAATTGATGCAAGCTAATGCCGCCTATAGAGAAACGCAAAAAATTCTTAAAGAAGGAATACAGGATGGTCAATTTATCGATTCTGCTAGAAGAGCAGAATTGACTGTGGGCTCTGATCGAGCTAGGATAAGAGCGGAAATATTAAGAACTCAATTAGGTGATAGTTTCTTGAGCGGAATTAATGAGGTTAGATCACAGAGAGCTTTAACTGGATTTAATCTAATAAATGCACTTCAGTTGGAGGCTTTAGATCGTGGAATGAGCTCATATGTTTTTGAACAGCTAACAGATTTAACAGAGAATTCAAATGAAGAGTTTGCTAACTTTTTTGCTAGAGTTAATGCAGCTAAAAGAAATAAAGCAGCTTATACAAAAGCTACTTCAAATATGCAAGTTAGAAATATTGTTGACAATTTCTTTAATGCTACCTCGTCTATGAGAGATGTGCTTCTTAGGGATATTTCTGGAGGAGGAATTTTAGATCTTTCTCAGTATGGTGATGTTTCAGGGATGTTTGCAGACTTGGGTGTTGATATGCAACAGTTGGGCCAGGCTGTTGGAAAAGGGGTTGAAGACACTACGGATGAAAATATAAAAATTATATCCAATGCGATAAGAGCTAGAGCTTTATATGAAAGAGATATTTTGGATCCAGCAGTAGATGACTTTTTGAACGGTCAGATATCTGCAGATAAAGTGGTTGGCAAGAAAGACAGACCTAAGGGTATAGTTGGAGATGTTTTAAGGGAGCTTGATGAGCAGTCTCCATCAAATGTAAATCCATCTAAATTTAAACGTTTAGATATGGATTATTTGACAGAACAATTTTCTAAGCCTTCCGTTCAAAAAACGGCTATCGCAGCTGGCCTTTTGATAGCAGGAAGCTTTCTTTACCAAAATAAAAAAGATAAGACAACAGAAGACGCAGCAGGGCCACCACTGCTTCCTGGCGGATCAGCATATGAGCAAGGATACCCTAGTCCCAATGTTTCTGTTCCACAAATTGGTGGTGGCGGATATTCTTCCGGAATGAGCTATAAGGTTTCCTTATATGGTTCGAGGCAAGATGTTGAAAGGTTCCAACAAGCAGCTTCTGGACTTACTAATGGATCGATTAACAGTACTATGTATAATAGGATCCCCAGTGTGACGTCTGATCCATATCAGCAGCTCGCTAGCTCATTTTAAGGTTAATTAGATGATATTAAGTGTTAAAGATCAAAACAAAACTTTAGCCTCCGCTGCCAAACAGCCAAAAGATACATCCCATAGAAGCATAACCGCAAATAAGTATGCAGCGAAGATAGCTTCTAGTAAAAGTCCTTCTAAAAATGTTGTATCTGAGTCACGTCAAAAAATCCAAGCATCGGGACAATCAGATAAGGTCCGAGGTTCTTTTGAGGGCTTAGAAAATTCTTCGCCTGCTCATATTCTCATGGATGGGAGTGGCTATAGTGGCAAAAGACATCAGAAGGCCAGATATTCTAAGAATATTAATACTAAATTAGGTGGTAATTTTAACTTTAATTCTTTTACAAAGGAAACAAAAAGTAGTATAATAGATAACTATAGTTCTTCCACTATGAAAGATTCTTCTAGTGAAAGATTGTCTAAGATTATTAAGAATAACATGGCATTTGCCTAAGGTGAGATATGTCTAATATTGAGCAATCAGAAAATGAAGAAGAGCAGAATTTAAACTCATCTGATCCGTTGTCATACGATTACAGTAGCAAAGCTTTTGTAAATATGATAATGATTGGCCCACTTGGCTTGACTAATAGCCTGGATAGCATTACGGATAATCCAGCAGAAGCTATTAAAAGATTCTTTTCTTTAACAAGACCAGATGTCATTCCTGATATAGATACTTTAAAGGATGGTCAGGCAGAAGACTTCAAGTCGGACCGGGACAATTATTCAAATAGAATAGAGGCTACCACTAGAGTGTTTACATCTGGTGGGACTCTGTCGTCGCTTGTTGACGACGGTGCATTGTTAATTAACTTATATAAAAGATTAGAATCTACAGGTTTACTGTATTTGGCTTCGTTTGCTTATGAAATAAGTGAGTTCGGCAAGAGGAGGCTGCAAAATGTTTATATGACTCAAAAGTCATTAGACTATCATGTAGATCCAGCAGTAGATACTGAGTGGCTCACTCTTTTAAGTCAGGTTGTTTATAATCTCCAGGCAGATCCTATATCTTTTTCTATTATAAATCATTACCTTCCCGGTTTAATGACATTTGTCTTTGATGCCCTAGCTGTAACTGGAGATTATTCAAACGCAGGAAAAGGCGGTGGAAGCGAAGACACTCTTAATAGAGAAGAAGACGCTGTTGAAGAATTAGAAAAAGCTTTTGGTGTTGCTCCAAATGGTGAACCAATATTCACTATGGCATTTAGGATTAATGGTGGAAATACTTCTGCAAGAATTCGCAAAGCGATAGAAGACTTCCCATATAGAGCAAATATACCTCCTAAGAAACCTGATATTTTTCATTTACGTTTAGGCGCAGCAAACTTTTATGTACCGCCTATTTCCGTAACAGTCAACTCTGCATTCAAAACTGGATCTCTTACAGGTGGGGCAATCAGACAAAGAAACACGCCAAAATATAATGCAGGATACAAAGAAACCTCAATTTCATTAAGATTATTTTTTCCAAACTATGAAGAAATATGGGGCATGCACATAAGCGATGCTTCATCAATAGATCTTAAAGAAGGTTTTAAAATAGATTTTAAGAATTCTGGTGATTCAGAAGAAAAGATAGATAAGTTCTTATCTTCTTTGCGTGGACTAATAGCAGCTTTTAAATACTCCCCGATACTGCCAATAAAAAATGATTACATAAACTCTGTTCATGGAATCTCGGCGGTTGCACTATCTTCAATGTCTATTTCTACAGTTCCTAATTATCCATTTTCTCTGATGGTTGATCTGGAGCTATTTGCCTATAATCACAAGCCATTCTTGCCAATGATTAAAGATTTTAACCAAGCAATTCACTGGGGCAAATACAGACAGTATATGGGCAAGGCTGCCGGCGCAATGCACAAATATGCCAATGAATCATTTTTGCTGAAAACTTCTGATAATAGAAACTCTGAAGAAACGCAAGATAATACTGGCATCATCCGCGATGGTTCTTATATATATCAAACGAGCCCTTATGGCGCATCCCTGACAAGTGAATCTGCTTTAGTGGATTCGTCTTTGACAGATGATACCTTGGAATTACTAAACACATATGAGGATGATGTTTTATATACTAATATAATTTCTCAATGGCGAGATGGTAGTAATTTAAGTTTTTACACTCCCGCTGAAACACAAACTAAAATGTTTTTACCTGACACTTCTTCATTTAGAAGTGAACAGGAAAAAATTCTAAATCAAGAAAGCTATGGGTTGTGGAATGGCTTATTGGCAAAATTTGGGATTGAAATTTCTCCTAATACGCCAGCAATTCGTGACTTGGGTCAAATGAAGTCTCTTTCTTTAGAGCCAACATTCCCCCCATCCACAAGGACACTTGTTCGAGAATTCGTAGATATAGTTACCGCTGGCGTCAGCCAAACGGACTATAGAGATGGAATCTATAAATATAAAATGCAATCGTTTATTTCAAGCAATTTGACTAAACTGACTGCAGAAGAAAAAGAATGGCTTTTAAATTATTTAACACCAGATGAAATGCCATTTGATGCAGATTATTTTACTCAATATTCAACAGAGGGATCATATATATTAAATGATCCAGTTTTTAATAATGAAAACGATAATGTAAGTTTAAACTTTGTTAAAAGAAGTATATGGAATTCAGTTCTTAATTCAGGAAATGTTATAGATACTTTGATTGTCGAAGAGACCGAAAGAAGAAAAATTTTAGGTACTGAATCAACGCTTCCCGATGAAGAAAAGATTCGTCAACAAGTAACCGATGCTTTCTTAGTTTCGCTTTACAATCGCTTTTTTTCTGATGGTTACGTTCAAAATTTAATGAATGCTAAACGTTTGAAAGAAGGAGATTATCACTTCCAGGAGTGGGAAGTTCCGATGAATCGAGTAGATCTAGATCCTAAGAAAGCTATAGTTAACGGTGTTAGCGTAAGCCTTGGAAATAATCTTGCAAAACTACAAGTACAGATGCAAGAAGAGCCTACTTATCAATATATAGGTGGAAAAGATTCGTATATCAATATATCCATGACTGTTTTTGGTGAAAGAGAACTCTATAAGATTAGAGCAATCTTTGACCATATCAATAGTTTGGCAAGACTAGAGCATTCTACTGGTGTTATTGGTTTCTTAGGAATCAAAAACATTATTAGCGCACTATGTGGAATTAAGTATGTTATCCCACTTAACTTTAAAGTTGATACCATACCTAATTATCCACATGTCTATAATGTTCAGTTAAGTTTTGTGGACTTTGATATATTTCAGCAGCAACGAGAAAAGCTATCATCAAAGCAGCAACGCGATTTTATTGATCATTTTGGATCAAAGAGAAATCCTTTCCTAAGAATTAAGCAATTGTGGGGAGCATTTAATGCATACCCCGATATGCCGCTGGAAGTTCGCGATAAAGAAAATGAAGTAGTTGGCAATTTAGATCCAGATTTCTATTTCAGAAGTTTTGAAATGTTTGATAAAGATGTCATTAATAATTTTATCTACCAACCAGATATAACAAAAGATTTTAAATTTGATTATAGTGATGACTGGGCAAAAGTTGGAGACGCTCGTGCTATAGAAATTAGAAAAAATCAAGTCAAAAATAGGATCACAGATTTTCTTAGAAGATACGCCTATAGGGATGTAGCAAATGAACCATTTGCTGCAGCACAAAGGGCAACTAATAATAAAACATTGATTAATGAAATAATAGACTACGTTAACACTAGTGGTATAAGTGTTCATAATTTTATTAGCCTTTTCAAAGAAGTAGTGCAAGCGGAAACTTCTGAGTTTGAAACTTCGCAAAAGCAAGCTCTATTAACCGATTATATTTTCATTGCTGCTCAATCAACTGAAGATAGTCCAGTATTTGATGAGGTTTCTGGAGCTGGATATTCTGTCGGGAACATTAATTATTCTGGTGCTGAAACGTTAAATCTAATTAAACAGGTTTTGACAGATTCTCATTTAGCTAATGAGACAGAGGTTAGTTTTAATCCAGATGAAGTAGATTTCCATAAAGTTATATATATGATTCCGGCAACAAATCCGCAAGAAACTGGATCTGAATCAGAGATACCAGCAATGATGCAATCCGCATTAGGTACTCATTTTGGTTATATCAATAAAGATAATGGAAGATTCTACCTAACAGTTGATGGCTCGAATGTTCACATAGATGATAATGGGGATAAAAGATTATCAGAAAATCAAATTGAAGATACACAAACTCCAGATAAAGGATGCACAAACACTCTTACTGGAGTTGAAGGTGTTCAATCATTGGATAAATATCAAAAAGCATATGATGGCTCTTTTGGCGGTCACATACAAAAAATGATGAACGACGTCCAGTATAGAGACATATCCGGAAGAATGATTAGAGCATTTCCTACGTACATGCTGTGGCTCATCGATGAAGGTGGTTTTTTTGCTGGCGTTAAATTGTTTGACAATTTCTACGGATTACAATCCATAGTTGACTTCTCTGTTGTTTCCTCAGAAGATCTTTTGGGTGATACCCTAATATTTAGGGTGTCCAATATGTATTCAAAGTTGACTACACGTCCTTCAACTGAAATTTTTAACTCTAGAGACAATCAGCCAAATGATGCTCCCATAGATTTTACCCAAGGAATTGAGTCTATCTTAGATAGAACTCTAAATATAGCTAAAAATATTGTTTCTGGTATGAGAAATGACTATGTAGTAGACATAAATAATATTAGATTAAAGCCTGGTGTTCGCGTACATTTGAGAGTTGGTTATGGGGCTAATCCAAACTCTCTACAAACAGTTTTTAATGGCGTAATAACAAACGTTGAGCAAGGTGAAATTGTAACAGTAACTGCACAGTCTGATGCTATTGAGCTTGGAGCAATAGTTAACTCTACAAATAAAAAGGGTGACACGGGTAAGATAGATGGTGGCGTAGATACTGGAATGTATTTGTCGGAGCCTAGAGATCTTATGGTCAGACTGCTTTCAATGGGGGCATCTAGATTTAGAGAAGCTTTTGCTAGAGCTACAAATGGAACGGTATTTTCTGAAAACAGATTTGGAATTCGTCACTTTGGCTCGACACTATATGAGCCTTTAAGCGATTCAGAAAGAGCAAGGGCAGACGGAATTAGAAATGTTGTAGCAAGTGTTTATTCTAATCTTGGTCAAGGAGATGTTGGCGGAGCTGCCAACGCAGCGTCATTTAAATTGGCAACTAATGTATTCCAAAGAAATCCCGTCAACGCATTTTTTGGGGATGGAAAAATTATGACCAGTATGGGTCAATTAATGTCCAACTTCTGCGCAGAAGTTGATTTGGAAATTTTTAAAAGAAATATTTATCCAGGAAACGGAACAGGTTTTGCTCAATTCCTTGGTGGCGATATAGATGACGGATGGTTAACCGCTTCTTCATTAGTGGAAGAAGACGACAAAAAATTAAAAGGACAGGCATACCTTGAAAGAGGCGTGGACAGATCGTGGAATAGATTAATAGTAGAGGCTCAAAATGAGTCAGTTTCAGCAAGAACAGCTATTGCAACGATGACTTCCGGTAATCAATTAGTGTCCGCTGAAGGCAGAGCTAATGCAACAAAGAATGTATTGATGGGCGGATTGGCTGGTTCTATAGGTCTCATCCCTGGAGTGAGTTTTGCTGCTGGTGCAGGTCTTTCTGGTGGCGGATTATTTGGCTTATTAAGAGGAAGAGGCGGCACTAACCTTTTCAGAACATTGGGAATTCTTGCACCGAACGCTGATGATGATTTGCCCGGTTTTGATGAAGTTTCATTTAGGGCTCAAACATACATGAGAACGGTATGGGATCTTTTCCAGGTATGCGCTAGGTTGCTACCTAATTATATTGTTGCTATTAGGCCCTTCGAGGACAGGTCCACTATATTCTACGGTAAACCTCATTGGCTTTATACTTCTGGTGTCGTACCGGTAACTACTGGATTCCCTAGTACCGAAAGAGGTTCGGAGTTAGAATTGCCAGGGTATCCAAGGTACCGTTCGCCGGACGAAGATATTGAAAATATTATGAACAATATTAATAGATCAAGTAATACATTAGCTGATTACGAAGCATTCAAGAGATCCAATGAATTGTCTGACACAATGGCAAGTTTAGCCAGCGATCAACTAAATGCCGAGGGGATATATAAGCCTACAGCATTTTTGAAAGAAAAGTTAATTAACTTTAATTCACCATTGGCTTCAAGTTTTTCTGAAACACAAGAAGATGGCTCAACCAGAATAGTGGCAAAACTGCCAGCTGTTGTTGGATTAACTAGAGTCGGATTCCATCTTCCAGTTGGAGACCCAGCTACAACTATAGCTCCAGCAACAGAGTCACACGCTCAGTTGGATAATCTTCCGCCAAGATTTAGGTACCCATTTTATACTATTAATGAAACTGTCATATTAGACACAACATCTTATACAGTTAGAGATGGCGGAGTTTTTAAAAACGCAGCAAGTCATTTTAAGGATATTGGGAAATCTGGAAGAAAGTTTTTAGATAATGAGGGCGAAGTGCCCATGGACGCTGAAGAGTTTGAGGGTTTTGTAAATGAAGCAATGGCAGAAGACAGAAGGTCTTTTGGTGGGGCAACATTTATGGCAAATATGTTTACCCTACTTCAGTATGAAAGTAAGTTTATATTAAATAACGATTTAACATTAGTACCATCTTCTGGGGTTCTAGAGCTGGACCGTCCATTGGGATTTTCAAGTTTTATAGACAATATAGTGGACGTAGATGGTTTATCTTTTATCGGCGGCGCAACTTCAAAGTATGTAAGAATGCCCTTGCCCTCAGTCTATGCCAATAGGCCTAGCATATCTCTTGATCAAACAGCTTTGTCGCAGTATTCAGTCACATCTTCTGAGGCTAATCGGAATGCAGATGATTATTCGTTTGAGTATGAATTAACAAATCAAATATCATATGAAGAATGGGGTTCGCCTGGAGAATTACCCGCTTCCCAGCAAACAGCAGCTGAAGCAGAACAATTCTATATTGCTATGAGATGGCCATATAATCCAGGTAATGATGACATTAACGTTTCCGATGAAGCTATAGAAAAATTCAAAGAAAAATATGGATTTAGCGATTTATATGGAACAGTTGAAGATTATAAAAAGAGAAAAGTTTTAGTTTATAGTCCTAGAACTGGTAGGGCCGTTGTTTGTGCTCCAGCATATTTCTTGTGGGGAGAGGAAGATGACGGCACTGCTGCAGTTGTTTCGCCTGACGCCGCATGGTATTTGGGCAATTTTGTATCTAGGAATTTAAATTTTAAATATATTGCTGATGGAGAAGAAACAAGCATATTGGATCAGCTGCCGTCATGGATTAATACTACAATAAGTGCAGCTAGTGCAGTTGGTAAGTTTAGCCTTGATGTAATTGCTTATGGTGCAAAGGTTTTGCAATTTACTAGTGCTCCACTTGCTATAGCTAATAAAATAGTCGATAGATTAAATATATCTCTGTTTGGTGGTGAAGACGAATTAAACTATGAAGACGAAAGTGGTCTAAGCATAAACCCACTACCAGTAGAATGTCTTTTTGCTTTTGTTCCAGATGATGTTCCCGTAGGTGTCATATCTTCCGCTGCAGCTCCTGTTAAAAGATTTTATGAAAGAGGAGCTGCATCACTCGACGCTAGTATGATCCTTGGGTTTGGAAACTATACGATGACAGAAGATGGTCAACTTTCCAAGCTAACAGCAAGACGAGCTACTTCTCAAGACTTAAGAAATGAACTAGGGGGAGGTATTAGTTCAAGATTTGTTATTTATGATGATGATATGGTTAATCCTCAAAACGTCTTCTCAGAATGGGTTCCTGTAAATGCGGAGATAGCTTCTAGTAGATTTGATTTTGGCGGTAACGCTTTGGCAGTTCCAGATGGACGAGACAAACCATTTATAGGGTACTTCAACGCTCTATTGGATGCTACTAATTTCAATGATACTTCAGAAATAGACGGTGCTCTGGGAGGTGCTGCTGCCGATCTAGTTGGGAATGAGCAATTATCTAGAGCATATCTATACAATGTTCTAGATGAAGAGTTGGCTTCAACTGGTGACGTAGATAGCGCTAAGGGCAGAGCTGCATTTTTAAGTGTGTACGATCCACTGGATTCAGTTGGAGTTGAGGCTAGGTCTTATTATGATGAAAATTTTGACCCTAACGTATCAGTTATAGCTGGTGATGGTAGAAATTTGAATGAAGCTAATGACATATGGGATCAATTTAGATTTGGATATCACACATATGATAGCGTTAAAGCTGTATTTGCAAGAATTTACGGAATGGATCCAGATTCAATAGATCCATTCCCCGAAGAGTTTTCTAGAATGTTAGGATCGTCAACAGAAAACTCATTTAGTAATTTTGAAGATTCAAATATCCCGATTGCTGGCCTGTCTAACACTGAAAACACGGCTGTAGATGAACTGGCCATTTTGTTGGGCGCGGACTACTTTAATATACCAAATAATCCACAATTAGGTGGTCAAGGAGTTCCAATAACAAACGCTGCTGAAAGAAGAAACGCAGTAGAGTTTATAAGAAAAAATTATATAGATTTAATAGCATCAGAAAATGAATCAGACGCAGGAATTATTCAGTACTTTAACTCTACTATTGCAGATTCTCTTAATGGTATTAGGGAAAACTTTTTTGAGTCCGGAGTTATTAATACAATATTAGAATACGCCTTAGAGAACACTGAAAACCCTGAAGAAGCAATCTCTTTAAACGAAAAAATTAAAACTCCAAAACAGCTATTCTTATTGATGGTCGGACTTTTTAGGCAGAAACTTTGGAGTACAGCATACGGTAGGGCGTGGCTTGTGTTGAAACCCAATCGTAAGAGAGGTCTGATAACCAGTGGCGGAGGTGGCTCTGAGGGGCAGTGGTCATTTAAGCCAATTGACAGAGTGTTTGAAGCATTTATTAATCCATATGGCGAGTATGCTAAGAATGACAACAAGTTTCTTGGACTACTAGTATCAACAAAAGCTGAGGGTACTGGTGCGACAACATTTATTTCTGGAACGCTAGAAGATATTGGCAATTTCTATGATAGAAATATCGGACCAATAATGACGGCAATAGGCGATGGTCTTTCTGGTTTATTGGGAATGTTTAAGATGTCGATGATGCAGATGGGTTATGCTATTTCTGAAGTTGGCAACTTTAGTAAGCAGGCTCATATATTGAACAAGGTTCTAAATGACTCTATCTACTATTCACTAGGAAGAGAAGGTACGCTTCTTAGGGCCGTAGACAATCCGTTTACTCGTGAATATGGTGAGCCGGTTTTGGAAATTAGGCAGCCTTTCCAGAGAATACATTATCTAAGTTCATTTTCTCATATTATCTCTAATCAAATTCAAGAGAACTTAAATGGTGTATCTACTGTTGTCACAGCTGTTTCCGATGGAAAGTATCCAATTACAGTAGCCTTAGATAAGGGTGCTCCAGCAGAGCGTCAAACAGAAAAAACTGTTGAAACAGGTTTGTACTACGATAATTTTGTTGGCTCAGGATTTCTTGGTATTCTGCATCCATTAATGCACCCTATGGAAACTGTAAGAGGTATCGCAAAAAACATCCAAGGAACTCCTGATGAATTGTCGGCAAAAAGAATAGCTTTATCACACCTAAAGGAATCAATTAAAGATATATATGGTGGAGAGTTAATTATCATAGGTAACGCCGATATTCGTCCCCACGACTTGGTTTACTTGTCAGACATCTATGAAAAAATGTACGGTATTTTTGAAGTAGAACAAGTCGTCCATCACTTTACCCCAGAGATGGGTTATATTACTTCGATTACACCAAATGCGTTAGTAACAGTTAATGATCCAGCAAGATGGTTCCTGACCTCATGGGTTAACTCTTGGTTCACTGTGCAAAATCTTAGAAATGATACACGTTTCTATATGGACAATATAATGGCATCGAATACTGGGATTAATTTAGGCGGCAATATATCTGTAGATAGCTTGTCCGACGCCCTAGGACCCCAAATGATTGGTGGCCTACAGTACACTCATGGTTCTACCGCTTTAGTTAAAGATGTGATGGCAAATCAGACAGCTACAACTCTTCCCAAAAAAGCTGAAGCAGTCATTCAACAGTATGGTTCTTCTGCAAGCAGAACAGTTTTCCAAGGAATGACAACAGCTTTAACTGGTGGCGTTGGTGTCGCGGCTGCAGCGGCTGGGGCTGGAGCTACCGGAGCAGCAGGGTTTGGTGTAGCTTTAGCTGTGCCAATAGTGGGTCAGTTGGCCTGGAAGGGTTGGAAATGGATTAGAGATAATGTTCTAGATCAGCACGGCTGTTATGTCCAATATCTAAATAAAAATGGTCAACCAATGGATGCTGGACTGTCTTACAATCAAGGCATGGTAGTCGGCAAGCATCATTCTAAGGTATTGCTGCCAGGATTACTTGGAGCAAGAACTAAGGTTAGAACTCCAGAGGGAAATATTTTTGTTAGAAGCGATGATCTATTGAAGAGCTTGGGCTGGCAAGAGAAACAGATAACAGATTTAGTTAGATATATAGATTATGAAAATGCCCTAGTTCATGCAAGAGTTTTGCAGTTGAGTGGTCTAGGCCCAGATAGAACAGATCTTCAGCCATCACTATTTAGTGTTATTGCTAAAGTCACAAAGTTTAAAGACGGTGACACATTCGATGTAGAAGATGTTATTTCTGGAGCAACATTTACTGTAAGATTTGATGGCATAAACACTGGTGAAACAAACACGTTTACCGTTACATCAAACGATGGCGATCTAGGTGTCAGCTATAGTGATTCATCAACACCATCAACTAAAATGACTGCAATAAATACTCCTGGAGGTAAAGCTAAAATATTTGTTCAGTCTAAATTAGAAAACAGATTAGTTGTTTTGAGAATAAGAATTAACAACGCTGCATCTAGCTCTGTTATTTCTGAGTCCGATTTTGAAGCCGGCGCTGAACAGAATACTTTAGCAAACTACACTAAAGACGTTACCGATTCAAAGAGAACTCTTGGAACAGTATGGTACTATCAGCCAGAATCAGTAGTTCAGGCAGCAAAAGATTTTGTAGAAACATGCTTTATAGGAAATCAAGCTGGTGCTGGCGCTGAGCAAAAAATTAAAGAAGCATTCTTCAATTCTATATACCAAGATTCTCCATTGTTTATAAAGAAAGATTCTATACTTAATGCAATATCCGTATTAGGGTTGGTGTATACTTCTCCATTATCCATTTTGGTTGATACAGCAACTAGGTATGGATTGTCTGAGAGTCAAACAATTAAGCTATATAATGATTTAGTCCAATATAAAGTGTTGGAAGCTACCTATAATAAAACTAGAGAATGGCCTACTATATTCTGGGACGAGTACTATGAAAATGGATATCCCGTTACTTTGAATTGGGAGCTCGTTACAAATAATCTGGCTACGGTGTACGCTAAGCAGCTTCAGATTGAAGGCGATGCTGTAATTAGCGCCGAGGAATCAGCTTTAATACCAACAAGAGTTGGACAATAAGGGGTTTATTGTGTCATTCAATATAAATACTCAATCACTTTCCGATAGCGCATCTTTTGCCAAAACCATACATGGAGATTTTTATCCAGGAGGAAAATCTCCTGTTCTAAATACTAGTGCCTCCTTATCTCCACCGGCTACAGGGAGAACATTAAGCTCTTTTGATGTTACGGGTGTTATGGCCGGAGATCTTTTGAACAGGAGTAAAAAATATCCCATAGCAGCGATGAATGCAAGTATATCTGGATCTTTAAATGGTTTAATTACTGGTGGAGCTGCAGCAGCATCAGCTACGACTCCAGAAAATGCGACAATTACAATTGCTAATCCTGAGGCAACAGATTTTAGTGTAGACGGCGAGGGAAACCCAACTGGGGCAAATAATGCCACATTAACCGGAGCTGCTGCTTGGAATAAGATTTTATCAAAAAGTATGGCCGGCAAAAATATTGGCAACACCTTTGTTGAAAACTCTTTGCAGATTATAAGAAATACAATGATTTCTTCTTCTGAAAATAAAGATCCTTCAGATAATAATAGAGGCTCTGGTGGCTCAAGTTCACCAGGCATAGGAGAGATGCAAAGCGCAGGACGCAGAGACGTTGCTTTGATAGCGGAAATGACAGAAGAGGAAAAAGGTTGGTATCAAGAAAGATTAACGCTATTAAGAACAAAATACCAATCGCAAATAAGTGACCATAGTTCAATTGGTGGATTTAGATTTGATATTCCCAATGAATGGGCAGCTGATCCAAGAGAGGTATATAATGGATCTTCAACCTTCTTTCCTGATTCTAAGGTGGATAATAGTCAAAGAGTTTTGAGCGACGAACTGATACTTCAAAACCCTACGCTAGGTATAGCGAACGCTTTTTTATCCGCAGCTCTGATAGAACTATTAATACTCTTGCATGAGAAAAACTACTATATAGCCGGTGGTTTTGGTGCAGGAAGAGATCCAAATCAAGAAAAGTACATTAAGCCAGATAAATTTACTCCTGGAGACCATACTTTTGGTAGAGCCATAGACATACGGGAAGTTGGAAGGGTAAATGAAGAATCTTTTAATGTTGAAACAACCAATGGTACCCCAAATCACGTTCCCGTTTACGGTTCTGCTTTAGACATTTTAATAGAGGCATTGTCTGAAGTGCCCCAGTATTTGATACCAGACTCAGTTGTGGTCAGCGATAAACTTGATCTTGGTATTGTAGACGGCTTAGAGCCGGTTACCGCTGCAATCAAATTGAATCGACCGTATTTACAGTATCTAAATTTTCATGCGGACTCCGGCCACAGGGATCATATACACTTAAGTTTTAGCGGAATGAGAGCGGGCAAATATGTTGGTCCAGGAGGAGCTATGACTGTTTCTGGAACAAATGTTTCTGGTGGCAGTGTTACTACGCGTCCGTCTAATTTGTCTGGCAGCGCAGACAGTCTTGAAAGGCAAATTGAAAGAAGATTATATAATCGGTCAACAGAAGGCTTATTAGATCAAAACTATTATGGTCAATGGGACTTTAGCTTGGGTTTAGATGGCGTTTATGATGTTTTAACTCAGACTTGGTGTTCCCCTGAAGTAGCAGCTTGTCTGGCTGCAGTTGCAGTTAGGGAAAGTAATTGTAGGCCCACCGGTTTTTATATTGGAAATACAGATTTTATTTCTTTAGGATTTTTACAAATTAATATGGGCGCCGGCGGATTTGGATACTCTGGTGGCAACCCAGTATATAGACGAGGCGCAGGATTGGCTCACGGAACAAAAACGTATGAGTTAACTGATGCAAGTGGAAAAACACAAATACAAGGATGGTTAATTGCTTCAGCTAATTGGGATTCGGTTTATCCAGGGGAAACAAGACCAACTCAAGATACTTATAATAAGATTATAAATGATAAATATCATCTTTCTTTATTCTATAATGGTGGGGTTAAGGATAAGGTAATGGAAGAGATGAGACCATTGGTTGATAGAAGATTATGGATACCCAGAAATCAGGCATGGCTTGCCTATACCGCACGGACCAGTAGGCTACCAACGTTTGGAGAACCAAAGCTTGATGGATATCAGTTTCAGGTTTGGGGGGATGGATACAAGGCTTATGGTTGGATGAATGGTGGAGTTAAATTTCAGGATGCAGCAGACGTCTATACTGACAGAACAGGTAAAACAGTAGAGGATTTAAAGAAATGGATAAGAAATGTATACTCCAATGATCCATCTGTATTCCTAGATGAGGTAGCAAACTATTCTGCTAAATATATAGAAAGATGGATGAGCGGAGAAGTATTCCCAAGAGAGTATGCAAATGGAGATAGCTAGGAGAAAAAATGCCAGTTAATTACCCTAAGTTTGATAAAAAGATACAAGATCAAATAGATGTTACAGAAATGCAAAAGGCAAGGACTAGGCCTGGCGTTATAGCGTCTTATGACAAACGTCAAAACACCGCAGTTGTAATACTTGAGGATCAATATTCTCAAAATATAGGTAATATTATAAAGAATGTAGTTTGTCCAGTCACAAATGGTGTGCAGGCTGTAGCTCCGACCCCAGGGAGTAGATGTTTAGTAGGATTTCGCGACAATAATGAGGCAAAGCCATATATTATAAACTTTTACAATGACGCTGGAAATACAGGAAATTACAGGTATTACAATACAGTTAATACCGGAGTGCCGAATTTTATGGTTTGCTCATGAGTAAAGAGTCGATACAAAGAGATAATTATCAGCAACCAACCATACCCATAGGTGCTGAAATTAGGAAAAGAAAAGAGTTCTCAGAAAGAGAAGTAGGACTAACGCATCCTGATTTGTCTAGTTTTATTAGGTTAAATGATCGTGGAGACATAGAGATATTTGCTGCTCCAGGAGTTGGCATTGTGATAAGCGCAAAGTCTAAGTCAATTTCTTTATTTGGCGATTCCGTAAGGCTGTTTACTAAAGAAGATGGATTAAGGTGGAATAGCTATAATTTTAATTACTGCGCCTCTTCCTATATAGAGCCAACTTTAGTTAAAATTAACCATAAAAACATTCACTCGGCAACCAACGGAGTCGCTTATTATTTAAATAATGCTGAACAGTATGCAGATCAAGAAACGCAAACTCCTATTACTATAGTAGGTGAGTTTGGTTTTGCTAAAAAACAAGAGCAAATTCAACAATCGTATGAATCAGAATATGATTTAGCTGGATTGACCGATGAACAAATAGGGTTACTTGAGATATATCAGACCGATCACTCTAAAGAGCATATATTATTGATGATTCAGTTAATGAAAGATGGAAATAGTTTTGAGCAAGCACATAATCTTGCGCTAAAGGAAACAAATGAGTGATTTGTATTTAACATTAAATGGGGACATTATGCTTGACGGCAATAAGGATATTGCACTAGCCCCATCCTCTATGCACGAAGATGTCCAGCAAATCTATTTGAGAATAATGACTGAGCCTGGAGATTTTTATATTTATCCTCAATTAGGGGTAGATTTATCCAGGCTTTACGGTCTACCTCAAACTAAAGAAACAGCTGAATTTGGTAAAGCTTTAATAATGGCCGGCATTCAAAAAGAAGGTCTTTTTAAGGGTAGGGGCATTCAAATTAAAGCAGTACCAACAAGCAGAGATGTAATTAGATTTGATATTCATATTATTTCGGATATTAATGAGCCAATAATTCTTTCTGTTAGTCAAACCCTAGGAGCATAAAATGCCAATTTATGGAATAAAAAATAAAGCTGATATACTAGTCAATGTCTTGAATGGCTTGCAGAAAAATGCAGGCGTATCAGCCGTCTATCCTGGGTCTATAGCTAGAGCATTTGCAGAAGCTTTTACCAGTGAAGTATCAGATCTTTATGAGGCTTTAAGATTTAACCTAACCCAAGGTGACCTCATGACAGCATCAGGCAGGAATCTTGATTTGATAGGCGACCTATATGGAATAACCAGAAGAAACATTAGCGATTATTCTAGTCAAGATCGCGAATCCTTCAATATTCAATTCCTTATAGACAAGCCACATAGCTCGGACGTAACAATACCATCCGGAACATTGGTTTACAATGATGTGTCAAATTTTATTACAAAGCAATATACATATAAACTAGCTGGAGATGTAATTATTGGCAAAGGATCAACTAGAGCTTATGGAAGAGTTGATCCAAACTTTACAGATAATGCGTATGTTGCTCCTGTCGGCACACTAACTAAGCATAACGCTTTTGCTCCAGCTGGGGTAATAGTGTTTTGCTCAAATCCCAAAGAGGTTTACTCTAACACCAGTGCAGAGTCAGATACTAATTTCCGAAGAAGAATCATAGCTTCGATAAAAGCAAAAGCTCCGGGCACAGCTGAATCTATCAGATTTGCTGCGTTAGCAGTTAGAGGTGTTAGGGACGTTAGAATTAGAGAAGGCACATACGGGGTAGGGTCATGCGATGTTATCGTCGTGCCAGAAACTGCTACCGACATGTCAAATCTGCCTCAAAGAGTTATGATCGCAGTTAGTGCAGCTAAGCCAATTGGCGTAAGATTTAATGTTAGAATAGCAGAACGAGTTAGTATGAACGTAGAAGCTACTATTACGCTACCGATGGGCTTGAGTGAAAATCTTGCTAGTGGCATAAGAAATCAGGCCTCACTGTTTGTGAAAAGATACCTAAATTCATTAACAGTTGGAGATACTGTTTCTATTTCGGAAATTGAAAGACAAATTAAATTATCATCAGATTATATTCGATCATGTTACATAAGTTCCATGTTAGCAGATGGTTCCAGTCTTCCACTTGTAGATTTTTCACTAGATACAGTTAAAAGATACCCCGTAGCAGGCGCAATAAACATTAGTTCTGTTATAATGGGTGGAACAAATTATTAATTTGTAAATTAATATTTTAAGGATAATTGATGAAACAGTATTTGTTACTTTTAAAAAGCGGGGACTTTAATAAGTCTGGCAACATATGGACTAGCAATGCTGTAAATCTATATAAGAACAATTCTTTCACCAACTATTCTTATGTTAGATCAAGGTATGGCCTTAACGCCATAGGGGACAATACCTATGTTGGCTTAGAATATACTTCTCCGTCATATACTGCGGAATTATCAACTCCACTATCCAATAATGCGCTGTATGTTACAGATGTTGGCGAGATTGTTTATGAACAGGCTACGCCTTCTATTCTGAGATTTGTTGATACTACGTCAAAAATAGACGTATTAGCCTATAAGCACGCCTTTACAAATCTTCCTGGAACCGAGGTTCCAACCTTCAACTTGCAGATGTATGAGTCTGATTCAGAAAATGGTCCATGGTTAAAATCCATTCTTTCCTTTGATTCAAATGTGATCTTCATAAGAGATTGTAAACCATGGATAAAGATAGAATTAGAGATATTCACTGAAACTTTGAATACTAGTGATTTAGGTCTATTGTTTTATTTGGAAATTGGCATACATGATCCAGTCCCACCAGTAGCATCTGAGCATGCAAGAAATATATTAAAGAGATTCCCAACATGGACGGACATGTTTGCAGATTCAGAAAATCCTGCAACCCCATCTTTGTTTGTTCCTAGTTCTACCGCTGGAAAATTCTTAACAGCGCTTGTCCAGGAGACTCTGGATAATTTTGATAATGAATTAAATCTTTACGACATTAATCATTACATATCGAGCGCAGATGAAAACATGCTTGCATGGGCATACGTATCTTATGATGTACCTGTAAACATTCTAAAGGTCTTGGGTGACGATATTCCGCTTATACAAGTAGATAGTTTAGCTTCATTCCATAGATCTCAGCCAACCGATTATGTATATTATTATAGTCAGGCAAATAAGCAGATAATTTGTATGCGAGAATTTTCTGTATTGAAAATTAATGATATTCAATATGATCAGCATCCGCTACATGTTCCAAATAACTTTGATGAATTTGGCGCAAGAGTCGGACTCCCTAGACTGCTACTAGAATCAAACGCAAGATACAAGAAAAGAATCTTAGACGTATCTTTAAACTATCCTGCAGCTCACATAGATGGTTTCAAGAGAACAGTAAGAAGAGAGCTAGATATTTGGAAAGCTTATGGTCTTGAACCAGATTCTAATTATCTTGGCGCAACTCCAGATGTTATCGAAATCTCTGATATGGAAAAGAGTACCCCATGGTTTACTCCTTCCGGTAAGCCACTAAAGCCATTTATTGACCTTATCGAAAGTATTAACGAAAAGTATCCATCAAACATTGGATATGTTCGATGGGAAGAGGGCTACTGGGATTACGGCGGAATGGACGGAGAAGGTATTTCTTCAATTCCCGCAATATACGACGTAGAAACAAGCGCGTCTCCGCAGTATTATCAATCAGGTGTTGGCGACTACGCAGACGCTAAGCTGATATTGGAGGCAGAAGAAAAAGCCACAACGTCTTTTTCTGGTTATGCAAGTATTTCCGGCGTCTATGCAGATGGTATCGAAGAAGTCTATGCTCCAATTAAAGTCGACTATTCATGGTATGTTTCTTATCTCAAGAGAGTCCCAGACTATGCAGCAGGGCGCAGAAAGTCCGGCGTAACACAGGATGTTGGCGTTGGTCTAACATATGAATTATCAATGGCTACACACAACTTCTACGCCACGCCATCTACATTTTACGTTAATTTAAATTATTTAGATAGAGATGACTTTTATGTAGGAAACAGATTACCAGAAAATCATCCAGCAAGCCCAGAGTATAATCTAATTAGAATATTTAATGACGATGGATATACTCTTTCTGATCTTCAATTCAAAGATAAGATATACAATAACATTTACTACAATGCCTCTAGTTCGCCTAGCGTAAATACAATTAATTTTGATGACGTAAGTTCTGTAAAAATAGTTTTCTCTAATGGTGGATGGAACCATGTTACTCAAACATATGACAAGTCTTTGGCTACAGCAAACTACAGAGTAGCTTTTAGTAAGTCTACTCCAAATACAATTTACTATACCGATCCTTCCTACATGCAATCAGCCCAGTTGGCATCTCCAAGCCAATTCTCCTATAACGATGCAAACATAAGGATAGGTTCAACTGTATATCAGACAAAAGTGCAAAAATTTGATACACAAACAATTACTTCATCATTCTTTTTGAACGAAAATAATAATCTTACTCAATCTGGTACACAGAATTATTCTATGTACATAGATGATCTTGTGGATAGAATAATACTTCCCCCTCAGTCAACGCCTCAGTATATTTACATAAATAATATAAAGCCTCTTGGTTTAACATATTTTAACGGTGATACTTTAATAAGTGACATTCATGGTGGAGCGGTTATTAATCCAGACGATAATGAAAGATATCTCGTTCCTTCATCCCCAAACATAACATATAAGACATATAACTCTTCAGGGGTTGAAATTGCTAGCCCAGATTATTTTGATTCAGCCACTATAAATTACTACGCAACGCCATCATATTTAAGTTTTGAATCAGCAAGTAATAATTTTTATCCTATTTACTTTACAAAGTACGCCTCGTTTACTTCTCAGACAACACCCCAAATATTTAGTGGCTACATAGATTCTTTGGATAATGTTTATGAAAACTCGGAGGCAGCAAACAATCAGTTCTTTAACTCAGATGATTTTCTTAAGAGAATATACTTATCAAAAGATTCTTTTGGTTTGGACCCACAAATAGATTACATTATCAAAGATGCCCAATTAATATCTGATACTCAATATATTGAGCCATATGTAAATGATAAAAACTCCTTGATAATAGAACTAAACAATGCATTTCTTAATAACGAAAATGCTAATGTTGACGTAAGAATAGCTAGAGATATTCAGGAAGTAGTGCAAAATAATCCAGCAATTCATACTGGCTGGCTATACTTAAACAAAGATGAATATTATGTATATTCTAATCCTGTTACAGATTCTGCTACAGGAAGATTTTTCTCGCTTCCAATTAGTGGCTATCCAAGATCTGGTTCGCCTATAATAGTTACAGTTGGGGAAGAGCAGTATAGAAATATACTATTTGAAGATGTCGCAACACCTGGCAACGTTGTTTTTAGTAATACAGAAGACATTTACGGTAATGTCAGTAATTTTATTTACTTAGCCTATCAAAACGCTGAAAATATATCTGTTACAGATTCTTACACTGGTGTTGTATTATTTGAAAATTTGTCAACCTCAACAAATGAGCTGCACTGCTTTAGCGATGCAACTCCGTCCGTGTATGGCAGAAAATATACTGTTAATTACGATGTAAAAAATGCCTGGTACGTTGACAAAAATGTATACAACCAGAATACGGAGAGTTATAGTTCGTCAATCTATTTTAGTTCAACTCCAAATACAGATAAAGTATATTCTATTACTTACGAATCATCTTTAAATGACAATACTCATCCAATAGATCTTTCGTTAGTTCCATCATCTAACCCAATAGATGAAGGATTTGTTTATGTTTCAAAAACCGACTATCCATTTGCTAGCGCAAAAGCAATTTTGTCTCCAACAAGTATTTCTAATTCACAAGATGATTTGATGTATTTGACAATTATTTCTTACGATCAAAACAATAACTTTAAGCCAGGCCAAACATTCCACGTTTATGGGGATATAATTTCTGCCACGCCGGCTTATGTTACCACAAATGATAATGGTATAGCTAAAACAATAATTCGATACTCTTATAATGGATCCGAGAATTATGAATCAAGTAATTTGTTTGTGTCAGGAATTGGTTCAGCTACTCCAAATGGTGGAATAAATAGTGAGACCCAGGGGTATGTGGCATCAGTTCCGTTTAATGTTAATATTTCAGATCCAGAAATCTTAAGATTAAAAGCAGCCCCATCTTCGCTAATTATTAATGCTGGATCGGATCAGTCTATATCTCTTGTTGGACAAGTTCTTTGGAAAAATCAGCCTTGGGGCAAGATTTTGCGAGTTTCTTGGAACAAAGCAAGAACGTTAAAAGACCTATTTGCAGCAACTCCTGATTATACAGCTTATACGTCTTCAGATGGCAAACTGGAAATAGCTAATATTGCAACTGCGCAGGATTCTGCAACACCTGGATACTGGTTTGCTAGAGTTAATATAGCAGATGAAGCAGGCGCTAAGAATATTTTGCTAACAGATCAGGAAATTAATGCTGGTCAAGACGTTACTATATCTGGAGACGTGGTTTACTGGTATGAGTCTTATGACACGATTCAATATGATCAAGAATTGAATCCACCACTACCAAATATATATACTTTAAATAAGCAAGAAAATTCAGAAATTATAGCAACTCCAAACTTTGTTTATAAGCATAGCGATTCTAATACTATTGTTTATAACAGTGCAACACCAAATTGGACACCCCCCAGATGGGTGCCATTGAGAAAGTATGATCAGTATCAAATGGGAATTTTTGGCTCAACACCAAACCATATATCTGATTATGAGTTAATTCACCCAGATCATGAGGAACAGTGATGGAAAAGTTTATTAATTTAACAGATTCCAATAATGAAAAGTCAATTAAAATTGGTCAAAATGCACCAAAAGATTCCGCTGTTTTAGCATGGTTTAATGTAGATCCTATTTCTCCAGAAAAAAATGTTACAATATTTGATTTATCTGGAACAATATTGGAAAATAGAATTCCAATTTCTGGAGAATCAGAGTTAATGTATGCAGATGAATTTGGCATACTAAGCAGGTCGGACGGCTCTTCTATTCTTTCTGGTAACAATATAAGTGTTAGCAATATATTTACGGATAGAATTACATCTTCACAAAAATTAAACGCATCAGAAATAGATAGTGATAATTTTGCACACCATTATTATGTTAGCAGGTATTTTACTGTAGCTCCCGCAGTTTTTTCGGTAATAACTTTAAACGACTATTTGAATAGCACACGAATTTCTGACATCGGCATCAAAATAATCGACCAGTATGGTAAGGATTATGTCGATCAAGACACTAATAAGCCAAAATATAAGATTCTCCTAGAGCCATTTAAAACAGATTATAACGTAAATGATTCTGAGCTACCTTATAAGATTCTTGTATTCTTAGACGCAACCACGCCTGTTGGACTAAAGTTAATATACAATAAATTTGAAGTTGATGAAAAAGGTAAAAGACATAATCATCAACTTAGATACACTGAAAATATTAATTCTGTCCCAATGTTCAAAGAATTGCCAGAAGAATCTTTTGTTATAGATCCCAACTATATTGGTTCAAATACTTTCTCCATAAAAAAGGTAGACAACAGATTTGTAAATACATCTGGTCAATCAAATATAGTCAAAAATGGCTACCAAGCTATAGTCCCCAGTAAGGCCATAAAAGATTATAGAACATATGAGGTTTTTAATTGGAGGATTGTAGGAAGAGTTAAAAGAGCTCTTAATTTGAGAGAAGTTAACTTTGGAGCCAATAGAACAGTCAATGCTTGTGTGCTATATTCAGGTAGCGCTTCAGGATCTAATATCAGTCCGTATATAATATACAGATTGCAGAATTCTCCATTTAATTTGTCTAATTTCAATTTTGAAAATCCACTAATCAATACACAAAGCAAAAATGCAAAATCACATTGGTTGGTAGATATAGACTCAGTAAGCATACAGGATTTATCTAGGTATGACATTGTCTTTTGGTCGCCAGATTTTTCAATAACCCCATTGCAAGCTCAAAAAATTAACGACTATATTACAAATAAGTTTGGCACTATCTTTTTAGATCTAAGCAACTGTCCTGACGCTCAAAGACTTTTTTGTGGCTCGCAATTACAGATGAGCGAGTCAGTATCAGCCAATACTGCGTCAATGAATTCCGATAGCTATCTTATAGATTCAAACAAGAACGGTGGCTGGGACATTAATGATAATATCTTTGAAAAAGATTATTATGGAGTATTTGGATCCAGATACACAAGGGACCTAAATGCTAAAACATATAAGTATTTTTCAAATATTGTCTCTGATAATAGTTTCATTAAAGTGGGACCCACAACAGGATCTCAGCAATCTATAGGTGCCACTATATCATATTCGCCAGCTGTAGATAATCTGTCAAGAGGAAATGTTATAGCTACCACTTTTCCAGTTATGGAATACTGCAATAAGGTTTATTCATTGTCTGGATCTGAGATTCCAGTAAATGATAATAATGAGCAGACGCACGTCGGAAATATCGAAACAGAAAATGTTTTACCAGCAATAATAGAGGGGCCATTTAAGTTACTATATAATGCAGTTTCATATGCCTTATATTCAAAGGCTAGAGGTCAGCAGTCGAGTTCCACAATATCTTCTCTAACTAATTTCGTAACCGACTGGGGTTCTTCATGGGTCATGTACAGCGACGCTCTAGATGACTCTGAAAAAAATGATTTTGAAATAACCCCCATTTCACCCTCCACTTCTGTTTATGCTCGTGTTCTTACGAAGAATTCAGCTTCTAACAATACTAGTATATTCAATTATTTTAAAGAAAAAATGTCATCAAAGTTACCAGCAACACAAGTTGCAATGCTGTCCGAAGTTTCAATTAATGATATAGATTTTTTCATTGAAATTACTAATCCTGACGTTTCAATAAAAGACGCAACAAAAATAGATAATAATAATTCTGTAGAAATAAATATACCGTCTTCTTATTCTCTCCATCAGATAAATCAACCAACTGGAGATACTGCGCATCCAGCAAACGCATCTTTGTATGCATATACTGTCAAGTATTCTAGGTCTCTTTCTCCAATTTCCGGTATGGGTCCATATGTATTACTCGAAAGGCCGATTAATAGTTCATCAAATAGGCAGCTTTTAAGTGGATTTAATTCTTCTTCCGGTTTTCATTCCTATTCTTTTAGACTAAAATCTTCTTTTGTTTCCTATGAAGGAATAGATCAGCCAACAGTTTTCCAAACTAAACTAAATGGTGAATTAGCTTATGATTTAATGGGAACAATTAAAAGAACTAGAACTACGGTTATAACACCAGAGCCGGCGCTGAGAACGTTAAAAACTTCCTCCGCTAAATCCGCCATTGATGATTACGGTTTATTGAGAGCCAAATCTACATCGGAAACATCCAATGTTTTCCCTTATACTGGCGATATTGAAATTCATGGTCAAACCAGAATATGGAAACAAGGGTGGGATTCTTCAGGAGAGGGCAGTAATAGATTCTTGTCAATTGAAGAAGCTCAAGCAGTTGCTAGCTATTTAGAGTCATTGTATGTTTCTAACTATTATCAGTTAAATCCACCTACCATTGTTCAAGTCCCTGACAGGCTTGAGGAAAGGGCAAATGTTGTGCCAACGTCTTCACAGGTGGCAGCTCAAACAATTCCTACAATGACAAGCTCTAGTGATTTTAGGAATATTTATATAAATTATTATCCAAACAATTATCGAACTTTTATCGGCCCAATTATTACACCTCTGCCAATAGCAGAATGGAAATATTGGAAGAAAAACGCAAGTCTTCCTAGTGGAACAAAATACAGTATTGGCGTAGTGATAAAAATGAATAACGATCAATATACTGTTACCGTTTCACAGCAGGACAGTGATGGCGACCTTAAGGCCATTCTTGTAAGTTCACGTATGTCTTTAGCTGCGTTGAGAACATACCTTGGACCAAGCATTTCTATACCAGCTGATTTCTTTTTGGCAAAAGTAAGTAACTTATAGTAAGGAAATATTATGGCTGTACATGAATACGTGAAATATATACAATACACACTGGCTGCTGCTGGTTTTTATAATAAAGCCATAGATGGAGAATATGGTTCATCTACCGCATCTGCTGTTAGATCTTTTCAAGTTGAAAACAATGAAAGATATATAGACGGAAAAGTTGATAGTGAAACAAAATGGTATTTAGCTAAATATTGGTTAACTTTAAAATCAACAAATAACCAATTGTTTGAAAGCTGGAAATCATTTGCGTCTGAAGATATTAGAAAGTATATACAAAAAGTTGAAGAAATGGGATTGGCGCCAGATATTGGAAGTGGTAAAGTTTATAGAAAAACAACATTCACCGGTGTCGCTGGGCCAAGTTCTGCTTCCGATGTAATATTTTTTGAAATACCACAATCAGTTATTGGTATTGAAAAAATTATCATAGTTCCAGATCAAGACATAAGATGGAGAAATTACAAAGCCATTTCTTTTGGTTGGCATTCCGCTTTTTCTTCAAATATATTTGATTATCCAAACATTGAAGCATTAGATTTGTCCGCTGCTTCAGGAAATATAGAAATACCCATGAACAACAGGTCTGCTGCTAGCGCCAGATATGTATGGGTTAACATTGTGGGTGGCCCAATATATGGATTGGGTCAAGGCGAGGGTTTTGGTATATCTGAAATTAATATTTCAGCCTTAGTTCAAGATCCAGATATAACTCAGGTAGTAGATTATGATGATCCAATTAGAATCAGCGTGAAAGCTAATTTCATTACTTCGTTGAAAGATGTCACTCCGTCTTCACCAGCTCTAATTGATCTTTCAAATGTAGAAAGAGTTTCTTCTCAGCAAACGCAATATATATCTTCATTAACATACTATCCTGATGGAATTAATCAAAGACAATTGACATTTACTTCTGGGTCAGGAATTAATCTTAACAGTGTTGACTATACGTTAACCGGAGAATATGAAATAAAAATTGCCAACTTTAGAAGCAACGTCGTATCTGGAACATTTACTTTGGCTAATCTAACATTGTCAGACACAACAAGTCTGGGTGAGACAATATCAGGTTCGCCTATATCAATAAGGCAAACACAAGAGAATAATGTGATGCTAGAAACTTCTAGCACGTTTTATGGAGATGCGCTTACCAGGACAACGGAAATAGATCTGTCTTCTGGCTATAGGCTAAAGAATCGTCTTGGCCAAATGTTTCCGGAAGGAAAGAATTCTATTAACTACGGTGATGGGATTTTATTGTTGTGCGACTCAAATGGAAAGCCTGTTGGTTTGCCGACGCTAGCCCAAATATCCGCTTCAATATCAAATCCAACAACTTTAGCGCAGGAAGAAAGAGACATTGCCTACGGATACTTTTCGCTCGTTAATGAGTTGCCGGCGGATGGTTTAAGATATGGCTTCTATGATTTAAACACTAAAGAAATGTTAGGCAGTTCTTTGAGTTATATTGATTTTTATACAAGGTCATCTTTTACTAATTTTGAAAATATATATATAGCAGTTTGCGCCCTGGATGCAGATGGGGCCAATGGGGACAATGAATTCGTTGGGCAGAATAATTCAACCACATTTATACCAGTAAGAATTCCACTAAAATATCTAACGCCTGTATACTCTGTCAAATCCAATAACTCATCAGGAATACAGGTAAACAATATTAATGCAAACTTGTCAAAGTTTGATGCATGGGAGCTTCCAGTTACAAATGGATCGTTTAATAAAAAAATTAAGATTGATTCTTTAATTCAGTATACTGATTGGAAATCTATATATTCCGGCCAAGAAATGCTAGCAGAGTATTCGACAATGGATTTGCCCGGGGTTTCTTGGTCAAAAATATACGGATATGGTTATTATGATGTAGCTGATGAAAATCCAATCATTGTGGATAATAGGTCGATTAGATTAAGAAAAACTCCAATTTTAAGCTGGAATCATAAAACTGATTACAAGCAATCTATCGGGGGTATAGTTCGTCAGCAAGTAGAAATATATACTAGAACTACATTAAATTCTGCTTGGGTAAAAGTTGATGATTCACTTATATCAGATATAGATTGTGAAAATGGATTAATAAAATTTAAAAAACGAATCATCCCAAGTGAAACATCGTTGATAAAGGTTAACTATTCAACGGTTAATAAAAACTCTTTAGTTAGACATATAGATGGAAATCCAATACCGTTAAATCCATTTTTGAATTCCGATAATGTACAATTTGATAAGCCAATGTATATTTATCTGACGCCAAGAAATATATACAAAAAGAATACTCCTAATCAATCTGAGGTAAATATATTTAGTTACGAAAAAGTAACTGAGTACCAGTACCCCCACTTGCTTAATTTTACGTATAGTTCGACCATTTTTGATGAAACATCAATACATTACGACCCATTTGCTTTATGTATAGCAGTAATATATGTTGCCAATAATCCAAATAAAGTTAAGCCTAATTTATTTGATTTAAGATTAAGAGGTGGCGGAATAAAGGCTGATATTGAAAATTCAGACATAATAACTGAAGTTCCTGAAATTTTATCACATTGGGACACATATCCCGCAAATGGCACCTCGTATACAAATGGTGGATATGTTATAATTAGAATACCTGAAGATGTCAAGAAAAACTTTACTTCACCACAAGAAATATATAATATTATTAGAAATAATTTAACAGCCGGAATTGTTTTCGATCTGCAAAACATGGAAGGGGAAGATTGGTCCTAAATGATACACGCATTACCAGAAACAATTAGCTTATACTCTTCTGCTTCCAGGGCCACGGTTTCATCTCTCATAAGAGATATGAGGCTTGAAAAAACAGATTTAAATTTCCTAGTCACTAAAATGTCGAATATGACATTTGATCTAAATTATACAGGAGCAAAAGTTGCTTCTTTTTCTCTTCTAACAAAAGAAGCAATGGTCGACGCATTTAGAAACGCTTATCTAAGAATGCAAAATCTCTTCAACGCAGCAAATGCTACTGGTATAGCTTTAAATTCTATCGTTAGTGTTTTTGATTCTGAAATACAAAAAGTGGAAGAAGACCTCGATAAGCTTCAGGTATTTATAGATAATTACGAATTCATTTCTGGTAAAGATGATTTGTTTAATGCAAACTATATAGAAAAATTTGATAGCTTTCTTAATGACTACAGGGCAGACGGAATTCAATTTTCCATCCCAGATAGAGATGGGCAGGACTTTTCGGAAACTAACAACGCTTTTATAGATCCTGTTAGTGGAACTTTAAAAATTGGCAAAGGTCAAGATATCAAAAATATTATTAGAAATGTAAAGTCTATAAAAATTGCCACTAATTACAATAACTATACAACAACTAATTCTAGTTTTGAAAACTTATTTAATGACAACTTTTTTGATTCATGGTCTGTTACGGTCAAGTCTCCGGCCATCCTATCTGCGCAACTAAAAGATTATATAAAGTATTTTAACTATGATTATTCGGCTATAAGTGGAGCAATTGCAGCCGTTGAGATAACTTTACAAAGGCCAATCAATATAGACACTATTAGATTCCAGCCAAATCAGTCAACTAACTTTAAGCTTCTGCAGGCTGTTGTTTATCACAATTCGCCATTAGAAGCAAACAACATCACGCCATCTGAAAATTATACAGTCCTACTAAATAATCCAGTTCTATTAAATAGAGTTTTTGATTTAAGATTTAATAAAAAATCTATTAATAAAATTATTTTTATATTTAATCAACAGGATTACGTAAAAAATAATAGACCACCAATAAATTCTGAATTAAATTCTAAAGTTTTAGATTCTTTTGTCAAAGCTGTTATAGATGACCGCAAAAATCGTTTCAGTAAATTTCAAGATATTATTTACTGGTTCTTTAAAAGAAAAAGTACTGTAAAAGGAATTTCTAAAAATAAGAAAACAGATATAGATTACTATGCCTACAGATTCCCGCAAGAATTTGATAGTTATATCAATAATTTAGATCAACAAATAAAAGAGTTTAATAATTTAATAATAGAAGATAGAAATGTTTTTACAAATACTCCTGTTTTTGTTAATGCAATTAACTCTATGTTAAACACATTTTCAGGAAAGTATAAAATATTTGATTCCGATAAATATATCGAAGGAATAACCGCAGGCTCTTCACTTTTTGCATCCGGATTTATAATGGGGTCTAGTAGTAACGGTAGATCCACTTCTGCTCAGCAATACGATTCTGGGGCTTTAGCAGCTCCGTTAACTTCTATAAGTTCTCAAACGTCTGTGCTGGAATCCAACCTCGGTTATGAATACAGTTTTTCTCTTAAGTCTATAGAATTCATTGAAACATTAAATGATAATGTTAATAAAGCTGTTTTTGTTAGCAAAAAAATTCCTGTTAATGGACAAGTTGTCGCTGCTAAAATTAAACCGTATTTCTTTAATAACAATGCGGGAGTTGCGAGTGTAAATAGAAGCATATTGGCCCCAGCTTCATATGAATTGTCGCTGTCCAATAAGCCATTCCCTTCCAGTGAATCTGACTGGATTCCGATTTCAAGTTATGGAAATACTTTTGTGCAATCTGAAATTCTATTCACAAATAATATAACAAGAAAAGGTACGCTAAGATTTAGGGCAAAAAATGATTCGATCACACTTTATAAAGATGGAGTTTTAGTTCCTAGAGTTTCAGCAAACTATACCTACTCTGTAAACGAAAATAGTATTTCTATTTCAGAAAGCATATTCAATATTAATAGTAGATTTATAGTTTCTTATGATTTAGATTTTTCACTGTCCCCGCCTGATGAAGTAGATTTTATAAAAAAGAATATAATTCTTCAATCTTTGAAAAACTATTCTACAGAAGATGGTTCCGGAGAAATTTTTTCCTCCACCAATCTAAACGCATCAGTTAGATTAAGTTATGCGCCATATGTAGATAGGGATAGTTATTCTAGGATAATATATAACAAGTCAACGGGAACGAATTTTATTAGTAATAACGCAGGGTATAATCCAGTTAGAATTGTTCTTTCAGATGGAACTGTTGCAGTTAATCTAACCAACTATTCACTGTCAGCAGAAAAGGTTTCTTTCTACTCTACAACTGAAACACTTTTCATTCAAAGTGGCAGGAATGTTGTTTTCAATAGGGTAATTAATCAGCCATTTACGGTTTACTATCAATATATACCAAATGATTTGCGATTTAGACTGATTGTCAGAAAAAATATTATTGATTTATCTGATCCAATATCTGTAGATAGTGTTATTCTTAAAATGAAAACCATTAATAATGATCCATATTATGAGAAGTTAAATTCCTTAACATTGTAAAGAGAATATTATGACGCAATTATCAGCAAGCACAATGCCTTATCAGCAGATGGTCCATAAAGTGGGTCAATTAATCACCGCAATAAACTCTGCGTCTTTGATTACCAAAGATGAAATAGCGGAACAATATGTGAAAATATTGAATGAAATCAAAGAGCAAATAGGTGGACCATTAGCGTCATACTCGCCTTTTATAAAAGGAGAACCACCAAGGTCTGAAAAGTTTAATAAGTTTTTTTCAGAGTATGCACAAGATGTTTCTATCTTATCAAAGCAAATCGACTACCTAAACGCTAAGACAATAAATATATTTAATTTATTCTCTAAAGAAATTGAAGGAGAAAAAAGATATTCAGAAAGAATAGCTTCTAAATGCAAAATCCTGCAGATGTATTCACGCAGCCCTTCTGATGACCTAGTTTATATTGGTGACTCTTTTGAGAATGATGATTTAATTGATTATACAAAAATCACGAAGGGCTCTAATCCATTAATTAGAAACGGTGCTGCATCGCTTGCGATAGAATCATCTAAGAGATGGACGATTAACTCCATAGAAGTTGTGTCTGGAAATGGTTTCATAGGAAACAGTCATCAGGTACTTAAGGCTAATAATGATGAAAATACTTCTGAATATAAATATGTTTTTGAAAATAATAAAACATTAAATAATTTGAGAAGCATTAACGATAATAATCCTCTTACATATTTTGAATATGAAAGTCTTAATGTTGACAAGTCAACGGCAAAACCGCCACTAACTACTATAACTCAAGAGAATGAGTTTAAGTTTCTAAAAACAGAAATGAATAGCTCTAATTCCAATGAATCTAATACAGTAGACTGGTCTTCGCATCCAGAAGAAGATCCTTTAACTTTGAAACTAAGATTAACTTCCAATTCTGGGAGAGTAGCAAACAGTATTGATATAACTCCATTTTTTGGTTCATCTAAATATCTAGAAGTTACCGAAGTTATAGTCTTTGCTAAAGATGGGTCATCTGAAAATGTTCTAAAGCAAAATATATTTATAGGTTCTTCGTTGATTCCTTTGAATCTTGAATTGGCGCAAAATTATTTCTACAACAAAGCGACAGTTAGATTCCCTGAAAGACAGGTTTCTAAAATAGAAATATCTTTCAGACAGCCGGCCTATTCAAATGTTGACATAAAACACGTATACTGGAAGCCAAGCTCAACTAATGTTAATAATCCGTTTGTCAACCTGTCTAGATTTAACCCCGACGCCTTGAGTAGAGACATATATGAGTCAATTAAGTATAATAAATATCAGCTAATACCTACTTTATCTAATCCAACTAAATACAAAACGAACACGCAAAATGTAGCTGATGTAAATGTTACTCTAAAAAAGAAGCCAACATCATTAACTGCATACTTTATAGCTGCTTCATTTTTAAATGAATCAGCTACTCCAACTAGTTCTACGGTTTATTTTCATAGATGGACAATAACCGGAGAAGAGGCTCAATTTGTTTCTGAGATACTTAAAGATGAAGATAGTTACATAACAAAAAACTATGACACAGCGTCCGCTGCTCAGGAAGATCTAAATGATCTTTTAGATTTATATTTAGGTGCCACCCCATTTTCGGATCCAGAGTTAGGGATACTGCAAGATATTTCGATTGTGCAACAGTCATTCGTGCCCGTTCAAAAAGAAATTTCCTACAGAGTTATTCTTGAGCAGGCAGAAGAACTATATAACGCTAAAAGATGGGCAATAGGTATTAGAGATGTAGATGTATATCGGGAAACTTATAAAGATGAGATGGAAGTTGTATCTTTCCCATTCAAGTTTGATTATCCTGTTGAGTCAGTCATGCTTGATGTGCAGGCCTCTATAGATGAAGTTCACTCCGGAAGAACTAATATTCAAACCTATATATCCGCTGATCAGGGATCTAATTGGATAGAGGTTTCTCCCGTGCAATTAGATTTTACAGGTATCCCTGAGATAGTATTCTTTAACCAATCTGTACTTAATGAATATAGATTGTCTGGGGCATCATATTTATCTTTCCCAACTATTCCTAAAGAAGTTAAAGATATTATTGTTAAAATAGTTGCGCAGAAAAAAGGCGCATATAATTTTACGCCTAATATATATTCATATCAATTAATAGCTAAGGTAAAGAGATCATGAACATAGCGAGTGTACAGAAGTTAAAGTTTTTGAATAATGTAAATAAATTACTTTATTCATCAGGAACCAGACCAAGTGAAATAGAAATTAGAAAATTGTTTAATGACTATTTTTCTATTTATAAATTAGGGTATCCAATACCTATGGACTATGATATTTTTACAAGAAAAAATGTTTTTGATCACGAAGATTTAAACGAATTAATGATAAAAGCTTTATTCAATCTAGAAGTGGCTTATGATTGTACTACTGAAAATAACTATCAGATGATGGAAACTATCACAGCGCTGAATAAAAGATTAGATAACCTTAAGTCAAAGCGTCGAGAATTAGAAGGAAAAGTTGATGAATTAATTTTTTCTATAAATAATTCTGATGGATTTTTTTACTCATATCTAGAAAATTTTACATCAACTAAAAATATTGATTTAAATTTAACAGACGCTTTTGTGGATATTAAAGCTGGAAACGCAACTATACCAATTATTAATTCTGGCGTATTTGATATGATAACATCATCTTTAATTAATCCTTCTAGTGTGACATTGTCTGTGGATCTTAATGGCATACAGGTTGTTACTCCTTCTGTAATATCTGGACTGGAAAACATCACCGATGGATTAACTGACACATATTGGTCGTATAGATATGAGTCCGCTGAATTAGGCGTAGCCAGTGCAGTGATAACTATACCAGTTAATTCTAATTATGTAATTTCTAAAATTGAAGGCACTGTGTTGGCTTCTTCCGGAGTTGGAATTGGAGTTTTGGCTAGACCGTTAAACACAGAAATGCCGGAACAAAATATAATTAAAGACACTAGATCTGATTATGATAGATTTTCTTTTAACCTAAATCCATTAAACTACTCTAGTATTACTTTAATTTTATTTAAAACATTTCCTGATGAAATTTTAAATAATTCTGATAAACCATACATTTATGAGTTTGGTCTAAGAGATATTTACATTGGTTCCAAATACCACGATAGAAGAGCTACAGTTGTCTCTTCGCCAATATCAATACCTGAGGTAGACAATGGTCTTCTTTCTATAGAATCAGTAAGCTTAAACGTGCAACATCAGGTTGGGCCAGGTTATGATGTTGATTACTTTGTCGCAGCTGATGTTCCAAATGCAACTGGTATCGACTCGTTTAATTGGATAGCAATTGATCCGGAAAACTCTTTGTCTACTTCAAATCCTACGATTGCAAATTTGCAAACAACCAATAGAAATAGCAGATTAATTTACGATGGAGCAGGGCAAGTTGGCGGCTTTGAATTAATTGATTTAAATTCCACTTCTGGAAATATTAACGAATTAAATCCAAATACAAATATATATTCTGGGAAAACCGTTTATCGAGTCTGCAATGTTGGTGCGGAACAGATAAAACAACCTTTTATTCTAAATGGAATAAATTCAATAAGAAACTATGCGCTTCTTAGATCTTCTAGTTCTAATATCACAGAACAATATTATAAGTCTTTAAATATATGGACACAAAAGATTTCACAATCTTCATCTGATATCACTCAGACTAGCCCTATTGAAAATCAACTCAATGCAATAAATCCTGGTTTTAACGGTATATGTTCCGGATTGTTGGAGACCAGTCTTTCTGCAACAAGGGATAATACCGTAATACATACTGTGACTAAAAGTAGAGAAGATTTTACATTAGCCATATATTTAAATGATGTTTTAATCGCAGATCTTCCATCTGGTGTTTTGTCCAAAGACATTGAGTGGGATTTTAAGACCGGAATTAATTATATTAAAGTAACGTATGATAAAAACTTTGAAGGCCTTATCACTTTCAATATAATGTCTGGAAGAAGACTGTCCGATTATGGAACTGTATTTTTGGACTACTATTCATATCTTGATCCATACGAATTTAGGCAAAGAGTATCGCAATCAAATTACGTATTTACCGTGGATCAGGCATTTGGCGCACAGGAAATTTTGAGCTCTAGGCATTTAGCGGGTACATCTCAACTAGTCTATTATGGGGAGAATTCCAATATAGTTAAAGCAGTCAGGTATAGGGCTGACCTGTATAGAGATAAGAATCCATTGATTTCTCCAATAATAGATAATATAAGAATAAAATTTAGGCACAACGAAGAAGGATAAAATGGCTATTAGCTATAGAAATTCTAATAAAATAAATAGAATAATTGAACCGCTTTATCAGATTGATAGAGTTAAGTTCAAGTCACCTAGAAATAGTTTAATGGAAAATTTAGAAAGTAATTTATTGAAGATAGATTTTTCTAGAATACTAAACCATTTAAACGAAGTTGATAATTCTATTCTGGATAAGTTAAAATATTTTATTGGCGATATAACAGATTATACGGAGCAGGCAAAGTTAGAAGATGGTATCTCGTATGACTTTCCAACTTTACAAAGATACATAGATGAAGCGAGCCCTTCATTGGAAACATTGACAATAGATACTACTAATAAGTTAAGTGGAAAATTGTCTAGATTAATTAATAAAGTTTCTAGATTAGAAAACGGTGAATGATATGACTGATGTATTAAAAACTAAAAAAAGAGACTATAAATATAACGGTCCAGTAGATAGCTCAGACTATAATGCCAGGATAGAAGAAAACTATCAAGACCTGGTTTATCTTTATAATAGAGCAAATATTATAGATGCCCGACTTGCCACTGCTTTCGAGAGGGTTTTGAAGGATCACATATTTCTTGCAAACGCAATACAAGACTTGGTCGATAGGGTATCAGCTCTTGAATCAGCTTCTAATACCTTGTCAATATATTCCTTTTCACAGCTCGACTATGCAACTTTTGTTGGCACGAGTTTTTCTATTCCAGGGACAGAATTATTAAGCTTTGATCCCATATATAATATCGTGACCCTACCTAGGGTTTCAAGTGGTTCGTTTTCTAAGCTAAAGTTTGGCCAATCTGGCGTTGGCCAAATAGTCCCAGACTACTTTAAAACCAGAATAGATATTTCATATGCCGGAGTAGATACCTCTGGAGCCGTAATAGATAGCACTCCAATATATAACTGCATTCTAGACGCGCCCGATAAGGTTTGGAAAAGAACGGTAGTCTCAAATACAAACCCAACAACTGGCGCACAACTAATGCTGTATGTCCAAATACCTAATGATGCTGTGGGCATCTTAAGATCCAATGTTATCAAACTAAATCCCTTCCCTGCCCTTGGCTGTGAGATATACTCAATTGAGTATACGACAGTTGATAATCCATCTTTATCACCCGCAGATACTTGGATACCATTAAATAAAAATAGTTTCTATGACTCTGTGGCTTCAGCTGTAGGAAAAGTTGCCCCTGGTGGATGGTCAACTCTTGGTTCTGATTCTATAAAAAATTCTGGTCCACTTTGCTTCCAGTTTCCAGAAACAAATATAACAGCCATAAGAATAAAAATGAATCAAAAAAATTATCTAACAGAGGCCGGACAATACGTATACACATATGGTCTTTCTGATCTAGATGTTAAATATGAAAAGTATCTGCCAACAGGAAAGATGATCATAAAGTATTCTGCTCCAGCTGGCGATGTAATAGAAGAAGTGACAAATGTCTCACCCAAGATATATAATGTAGCGGAAAGCCAACTAGACGAAGCGTTCAGTTACAGAATTATATACGATGATGCAGGCACCTATAGCCTCACTAACCCCGGTGCCAATAACCATGTGTGGATAGAGGTTACCTTAAACCAGTTGGATGACAAAACTGCACCAGTTCTTTCTGATTTAATTATTGAATATATCTAACTTAAAATTACTATAAGTATACGGATTTCTGACAAGGAGAAAATAAATGGCTACTTTTTATGTAGGACCTAGACCAGTTTTAAAGGGTAGATCATCATCTGAGATGGTTAATCCATATACTACTATGACCGGAAAGTCTAAGGGTACTGGTACCTATTCTTTCTACCCACTTTACAGCACTAGTCACGTATTAGACGGTGCACCTGATAATCATTTTGCTCCCGGTACCGGTGAGTTTCCTGGCAATAGATTCCTTTCTCAGGTATTTAATGGAACTACACTTTACGTTCATCCACTTTCTGGTACCTTCCCTGATGGAAGTGCAACATATGATGGAGCTAGATTCAGGCCACTAGAATACAAGGGCCTTGCGGGAGCAAAAGCATTCCCATCAGACTTTGGCCACGCATCAAGAGCAGACAGAGAATATTCTCTATACAATAATTACATCTTTGACGGTGTAACATCTGCTAATATATTTGCCAATACCGGTCACGGACCGAGAACTGAAGCTGGAGGAGCTCCAGCTACATTTGGTTTATTCAAGCCAAGTGAATTCCAGGGTGTAACAAGCTCTGTTGTATTCACTTCTGGATATGGCCAAGCAAATACAACTGGAGACTATGGTCGTGAAAAAGTTCAAGAGTGGTACGGAGTCCCTTCGGCTAAAGCTCTCTGATGCCATAAGTGCTCCCCTAGTTCTTGAAAAACAAGAGCGAAAAAGCGGATTGACTGCTTGGGGTGCCTTAGCATTGGGAATTATAGCATACGACGTATATGCTATAAAGTCTAAAAAGATTGAAACTTTAACTAGATCTTTTTGGAGATTAACTGAAAAACCATTAATAGGAATTATACCAGTAGGAGTGTGGTTAGGTTTAACTTTTCATCTTCTTATAGAGAAGTTGGTTAGAAAAAGTATTCTTAACAAAGGAGTTATATGACTAAATTACATAAAGATATTATTGAAAGAGCAATCTGGACTGCAGTCCAGGCTTTTGTAGCTGTTTACACAGTTGGTGGAGTGGATGAATTAAAGTCCGCTGCAACGGCTGCGGTTGCAGCAGGGATCAGCGTTATCAAGGGCTTCGCTGCCACAAAAATTGGTAATGCAGAAAGTGCAGCAACTTTAAAAGGTTAATTTAGTATTATATAGTGGCTGTGACGTGATATAATGTATCTGTCAGAAGGCCAATAGAGTAACGGCCCCGTCTGAAATTGACGGGGCTGTCTCTTTATACTGGCAAGTATATATGTTTAAACCAATTTATGCGAGCTTATTTAGGATTAAGGATGTCTATACAAGAGGTTCAAGAAGCAATAATAAACAAGTCTCTGCCGCTTTCTATTGCAGAAAAATATTTGAAGCTATACGTTGCTGATGTTAGTTGGGAGCAGTCGATAAAAACTTTGTGGACTAATTCCGTTAACAAGCTGCGCAGTGAAGACTTAGCTAAGGAACATGTTAAAAAGGCAATTAGCTGTGCAACTATATTGCCGTTTACCGAAAACACAGCCATACCAGAACCTCCTACCAATCTATTATTTTGGTGCACTGGTTGGGCTCAGTTTAACAAGCACGACTGGTTTTCTATGTATGTTGATGTTCTTAAGGAAGACGTAAAAGTAGTTCAGCTTAGAAATCAGGCTATACAAATCGGCGTAATAGATCCCATAGATGTTTCTCCGATAACTAGACAAGCTTATAATTGGCTTTATCAGAAAACCGAAGAAAATGAAAATTGTTCACAAATTGATATGAATGATTTGAAGATTAAATTTTCAAATTTGGTTAAAGCATATGGTGGAGCAGTTATTTGTAACATATTTATTAACCACAAATCAAATGTCGATAAAGTATTTAACTGGAGAAGCGGGTACTTTTTTGAAAAACAAATACACAAAGTTTATTCTATAGATCAAATAAAGAAGATAAAATTAGCAGAGTTAAATAAAACAAACAATCAATATATTAAAAAGGTAGGAGTGCAAAATGTCTGAGGGTTCATCCGTGTTTACTTTTCGTTTAAGTGATGATTTCGTTGAAACATACAAGAAAGTTAAACCACCATTTGGTTATACAGATGCCGCTGGTAATTCTGTTGGAGAAATCACGTTCTTAAGAACGTATTCTAGAATGAAGGAAAGTGGAACCAAGGAAACTTGGGTTGATGTGTGCGAACGAGTAATTAACGGAATGTACTCTTTACAAAAAGAACACTGCAAGAAGAACAGACTGCCATGGAATGATATAAAGGCTCAGGCATCAGCAAAAGAGGCTTTTGATAGACTGTTTAACTTGAAGTGGACACCTCCCGGTAGAGGCCTGTGGGTGATGGGGACCCCTATAGTCATGGTCCAAAGAAACTCTGCAGCGTTACAGAACTGCGCTTTTGTTAGTACGTCAGAAATGACAAAGGCCAATCCAGCTAAGCCATTTGGTTTTCTCATGGAAGCATCTATGCTCGGCGTAGGAGTGGGGTTCGATGACAAGGGTGCGGATAAAGATTTTAATATACATGAACCAACTAGACCCATGGTGATTGATACCATTGAGGATTCTCGTGAGGGATGGGTTAATTCTGTCGTTTCCTTAATCAATTCATATTTAAAGCCTGACCAAAATCCTCTGGAATTTGACTACTCTTTGATCAGACCATTGGGTACTCCAATTAAAACTTTTGGCGGTACTGCAGCTGGTCCAGATCCTTTGATAAAGCTGCATAATCATATTAGAAAGATGTTTGATGGAAGAGCTGGGCAAAAGCTCACCAGAGTAGATATAGCCGATATTGGTAATACCATAGGTGTTTGTGTTGTATCTGGCAATGTTCGTAGATCAGCAGAGCTTTTAATCGGACGTTTGGATGACCAAGACTTTCTTAATCTAAAAAATTCTGAAAAGTTTCCAGAAAGAAATTCTTATTCCGCCGAATCTCCAGGTTGGGGGTGGATGTCCAATAACTCGGTAGAAACATCGGTTGGCACAGATCTATCAAATATTGTTGATGGAATATCTAGAAATGGTGAGCCTGGCGTAATCTGGATGGATATGTCGAAAAAGTATGGTAGATTAGCTGATCCGCCAAACAACAAGGATCATCGTGTAGCAGGATATAACCCTTGCGCAGAGCAGTCCTTAGAGTCCTACGAATGCTGCACCCTAGTTGAAACATACTTAAATAGACATGATTCACTAGAGGACTTTAGGAGAACGCTAAAGTTTGCTTACCTATATGCTAAGACAGTAACGCTTCTTCCAACTCACTGGGAGGAAACAAACGCTATCATGCAAAGAAATCGTAGAATTGGCACATCTGTCTCCGGTGTTGCAAACTTTGCCGACAAATTAGGTCTCCCAGTACTAAGAGAGTGGCTAGATAGTGGATATCAAACTGTGCAGAGATATGATAATATCTATTCAGAATGGCTAGGTATACGTGAGTCCATTAAGACTACTACCGTAAAGCCTTCTGGCACAGTATCAATTTTGGCGGGCGAGTCCCCTGGTGTTCATTGGACTCCTGGTGGCAAATACTTCCTAAGAGCAATTAGATTCGCAAATGATGATCCAATGTTGCCATTATTTAAGATGGCAAACTATAGAGTTGAACCAGCATCTGAGTCTCCAGATACCACATCTGTGGTGTTCTTTCCTATTAAGTCAGATGCTCGTAGATCTGAAAAAGATGTAACAATCTTTGAAAAGATGTCTTTGGCTGCAACAGCTCAAAGATATTGGTCTGACAATTCCGTTTCCGTGACTATATCATTTGACGCAGAAGAAGAGAAGCATCACGTTGGCACCGTATTGCATATGTATGACGGACAGCTGAAAACTGTATCATTCTTGCCTCAGGGTAATTTCACATACCCTCAAATGCCGTACACTCAAATAGAGCAAAATGATTACGATGAGTCTTCAAAAAATTTGTTGCCAATAGATCTAGATGGAATTTATGCTGGCCTAGCTGCTGATGCTATAGGAGAGCAGTATTGCACTACCGACTCGTGTGAAATTAAATTTATAAAAGACAACGCAAAGGTATGATATGTCGGAAGATCCTGATTTTGAAAAAAAGTTTTCTGAGATAATTAATTCAGAAGAGTTAAAAGATTTTTCTGAAAACTGTTTCAAAGATGGTCCATTAACAGTAAAAGAGCTTTTGCTAATGCAAAGATCTTTGATCGACGCCTTGAATAATATAGCGGAAATAATAGAGGGATTAAATAATGGTGAAAACGATTTAGTTCAACCTGGTAGTGAAGAGTTTGAAAAGTTAGGTTTACTGTATAGAATATCTGAAGATTTTAATGATTCTATAAGTGAAAATTTTGTTATTTTTACAATTGATGATGATGAAGATTTTGAAGAGGATGATTCTGAAAATGGAGAAAACTAGTAATTTAATAGAAGTTTTAGATAAAGGCTATGTTAGACTCGTAGACGTTATGGGGTCTGACCTCTCAGTGGTAAATGCTGCCAGAGCTTCATTTGCTAAAGAGTCTGAAGAAATGTCTGTTGCAGATGGACGATTGCTGCACTTTCTCGCCAGAGAAAATCATATGTCTCCATTTAGGCATGCCTTTGCTACGTTTGAGTTTAAAGCTCCTTTAATGGTTGCTCGTCAGCATTGGAAGTATGTTGTTGGTGCAGATCATACGATGGACTCATGGAATGAGTCAAGTAGACGCTATATCACTATGGATCCTGAGTTTTATATTCCATCAAAAGATGATTGGAGATTAGCTCCGGATAATAGAAAGCAGGGTTCGGGTGGTCCGATAGACCCTTGGACAGGCGCAATTCTAACTCAACAATTACTAGATTACATAGAGCA